GAAACAGAAAACCGTACCCCGGGTCACCCCCTCAGGTGTAAAGCAACAGTTCGGCATCCAGCACGCCGAGCGGTTGCTTGACCTGGGGCCCGCCTTGAATGGAGGCTGGACTATTGACCCAAACAGCGATTATTATTACGACGAAGAAAATGGCATTAGAGTTAAAACAGATACAGGAAATTCTGCAAAAGCCTAAGAAAGCTCAGACTATACGTCGAGCAGACTTACTGCAGAAGCGTCTCAGGTTCCATACTGAGACCAATATCCTGTTATCTGACTCTAATATGCCAACAACTGTTTTCTTGGATTGGGTGAAAACTCTATTGCCAAAAGACAAGTATAACATATTTCTTCAGCTGTTTAAATTTCCACTACCCACTTCAGCCGTCGTCGAAGATGTCTATCGTGAGCTTGAGCGTGTATTCTACAGTCGTAATAGCTCGTCTTCATATCAGTTCACTACTTCTGAGCTTGAAGAAGATTGGGCAAACTACAGAATTAACAATCTGCACGAACCAGAAATCTGGAAAACCGAGGGCTGGAAGAAGATGCAAGTATCTCCTAACAGTGTTCTCATTGTGGACCTCCCAGCAGAACAAAATTCGTTCCGCCCAGAGCCCTACTTCTATTGGTTGGAGATAACCGACGTTATAGACTATGAGACCTGTGATGGTACTTGCATCCATTGGATAGTGTTCAGACAACCAGAGAATCGAGTTGCCGTATTCGATGACACTTATATCCGTGTCTACGAGCTGGACGAAAATAAGCTTAAGATTAAAGCACTCGTAACAGAGGTTGAGCATGGCCTTGGCTTTTGTCCAGCTCGATTCTTCTGGTCAACCAAGCTCAATGAAAAGAGCATTGACCTCAAGAAGAATCCTATCACAAAGGAGTTAAGCAATCTCGACTGGTATCTGTTCTTTGCTCTATCTAAGCAGCATCTTGACCTTTATGCACCGTATCCTATTTACAGTGCTTATGAGGCAGATTGCAACTTTGAAAACAACGAAACTGGAGATTATTGCGATGGTGGCTTCTTGCGTAACGAGAAAGGCGAATACAAGGTTCTCGCTGACGGCACTTATGAGAGATGCCCCATCTGCAGCTCCAAGCGTATTACCGGTCCTGGTTCATTTGTAGAGGTACCTGTTCCTAATCAGGCTGAGGGCGTAGCTGATATGCGTAACCCTATCAACATCACTACTATTGACAAGGATTCACTTAAGTATAACGTTGATGAGTGTACGCGCCTGCGTGACGACATTATTATATCTGTAGTTGGTTCTGGTGGTACTGTCAGCGAAAAAGAAGCTATTAATGAAACTCAGGTAGCAGCTAATTTTGAGAGCAAAACATCTGTTCTAAATAGCCTTAAGACTAATTTTGAGCAGGCTCAGAAGTTTGTAGAAGATACAATCTGTAAGCTGAGATATGGAAGCGATTTTATTTCGTCTTCTATTAGCTGGGGAACTGAGTTCTACGTATTTACAGTTACAGAGCTCTATAAGAAATACGAAACAGCCAAAAAGAATGGTATGTCGGAATCTGAGCTTGATGCAATTGTACAGCAGATTATTGAGGTTGAATATAGAAACAATCCTCAAGTCCTACAAAGGATGCTTATTCTTAAACAGCTTGAGCCCTATCCTCATAAGACACTTGATGAAGTGCTCAGATTGTCTGAGAAAAATCTGCTTGACCCAAAGAAAGTTCTGCTTAAGCTCAATTTCAGCAGCTATATTGATAGATTTGAACGCGACAATATCAATATCATACAATTTGGAGCGAATAAGACACTCAAAGAAAAAATATCAGTTATTAACAAAAAGCTATTAGATTATGTCACAGAAGACCAAAAAGCAGCTGCAGCAGGAGCTGAAGGAGCTCAGCAGCGAGAAGGAGCAGCTTCTGCAAGCCAAGAAAGCTAATGAAAAGGCTTTCACTAAGGAGCAGCAAGCACGACTCAACAAAGTGACGGAGGACATCGTCGACTTGGAAGAGCAGATTGAGCTTGCTCCAGCTGATGAGACTCCAGAGGCCAAGTATGAAGTACCTAAAGGCACTGAGAAGTTGGTTCATGTCAAGCTCTCAACTGGTAATCGTTATGACCCGAAGACCGGCAAAGAGATTAACAAACCTGTTCCTCAGATGTTTAACTACGGCGAGTGGCAGCTGTTTAAGAAGAACTACAAGCTTCTCGGCTACACTATCACAGAGGTTATGAACGACCCATTCAAAGATGCAACACCTCTGATTGGTAAGTAAAAGTATTAACAACCTAATATACCCAAAGTTATGTTAACAGTAGAAATGCTTCAACAGAACACTCAGCTCTCAGGTTTGACAGTTGAGCAGTTCAATGCCATAGCTGAAATGTCTCGCAATGATGAGAATACAGTGATTGGCACTAAGATTGGTGCTCTGCATGGACAGTATGACAGTGATATTCTGAGCATTACAGGTGTCGCAAAGAATTCTGGCGAGAAGAGCTATGACTATCTCAAGCGTGTGCTCAATGCAAATAAGGCTGACCTTGAGACATTGGCAACAACTAAGCAAGAGCTGGCAACAGCTCGAGCAAAGGTAACAAATCTCGAGAAGAAGATTGCTGAGGGCGCTCAGGATGAGACACTGAAGCAGCAGCTCAAAGATGCTAAGCAGCAAGTTACCCAGCTTCAGAATCAGCTTACTACTAAGCAGCAGGAGTTTGATACAGAGAAGCAGAAGCTTCAGAATCAGCTCCAGTCTACTCACGTAGATTATGCTTTTGCGGCTGCAACTGGTGGTCTTAAGTTCAAGACTGGTATTACCGAAGGCATTCAGAAGACGCTCCTCAATGCTGCTAAAGCTGAGGTTCTTCAGCGTGGAACACCTGAGTTCCAGCAGAATGCTGATGGTACTCAAAAGTTGGTTTTCCGCGGAGCTGATGGTAACATCCTGAACAATCCGAAAAACAATCTCAATCCGTATACTTTTGAGGAGCTCATCATGGAGACTTCGATTAAGGACGTGATTGATACTGGCCGTCAGCAGACCGGTGGTGGTACTGGTCCTCTTGGCGGAGACGGTGGAGGCACATCTGTTCTTGACCTTTCAGGTATGAAAACTCAGATTGAGGCTGATAAGGCTATTGAGACCTACCTTCTTAGCAATGGCCTTACTCGCGATTCTGCTGAGTTTGCTGAACAGTCAATGCAGTTGCGCAATGAGAACAATGTGGCAAATTTGCCTATTCGATAAGTGAATTAGATGTCTGGGCTGTAAAAGGGTAATGCACCACAGCATCGCACTAAATAATAAGTTTAACAATTAAAAAATTAACAGACTATGAGTTTAGTATTGACTCGCATCCAGAATATTCGAGCAAATTCGAATCTGGATAAGTATGAGTTTCGCCCGAGTCGCTATGGTGCACTGGACGCTTTCCTCGTTCAGTCGAATGACCCTACCGGTATTTTGACCGACGAGCTTAAGGCCAAGGCCCGCACCTCTATCGGCAGCACTCTTGAAACTCCCGTGATTGACTATGATGGTGGTATCACTATCGGTAACACACGTGAGCTGACTATCGCTGACAGCGAGAACACTTCTCGCATGGTAACCATCACGTTTGCAACCTATTCGTTCGGCTTTACCATTGCTCCTGCAATGTACATGAACAACGAGATTGGTATTCAGCGTGACTTCGAGACCAAGCTAATGAAGTACATCTACAAGCTGGCCCAGACTCTCGATGAGGCTGCTTTGACCAAGCTTGCTGCTGCTAAGACAGCTGTCATCAAGAACCCGCTTCTGTATGACAAGACTGGTAACGTCATCAACGCCAAGTGGACAGAGCGTGAGAATCTGCTCGGCGACTTGAATGTCATCATGGGTGCTAACGACTTCTACGGTCAGTTGCACATCGTAGGTGATGCGGGCGTTGAGAGCATTGTGAAGAAGCTCGCTCAGAAGGACCTGTACAACATCGAGAACAAGCGCAACGAGTACAGCGACAAGATTCTCCATTTCACCAACCACATTGCTGCCGCTAATGGCAAGTATGCTCAGGGCTATGCAATCAACGCTGGCTCTCTGGGTCTGCTGACCCGCTTCGAGCGTGACTGCTTGCTCGGCACTGTTTCTGGTGACGGACACGAGTGGGGTATCGCTACTCTGCCTCTGCTGAATATCCCTTGTGGTACTTACTTCTACGATTCTGTCGGCAACTACTCTGCTATCGCAGGTGCAGCAACCGCTGATATGACTCGTACTCGTAAGGAGCACTACGGCTTCGCAGTAGACATCGCATTCCTGACCGCTTACAACAGCGTTCCTTCTGGTGAGGGTGCTCTGGCAAGTCCTATCTTGGCCTTCAACATCTCTAACACCGATGCTTCGTATGGCCTGCCTGTTCAGGTAACAGCACCAATTCCTACGGCATAAGCGTTCTTTTTCAGCAATGATTTCAAGAAGGATGCTTAGGTTAAAACCTGGTAGCAGTTCATAATTGTTATCACTTTGGGTGCGGGAGTGTCTGGTAGAAATACTCAGGTGCTCCCGTTATCCAATTAAAAGCAAATACATCTTATGGTAAGAATACAAGAAATACAAGAAGGTTTATTGCACCTTATCGGCTGGAGACAGAATTATGATACCAACGATGGTGTAATTTCTGAAGCGCTGACACAGTCAGAAAGTGGGCTTTATTATCAAGATGCTCACCCTTTGTTAACGCTACAGAATTTACAGAGCATAGCTCCTGACTTTAGCAATATATCATATCCTGCACATTCGACGGAAGAAACGTATGCCAAAGGTGTAGTTGTTACTGTTGATGGAACCTATTATAAGTCACTAAAAGCCGTACCTGAGAATATTCAGATAACAGACACGGAATATTGGATTGAGACCAATCCATTTTCCGAATGGCTTGAGACAAAGACTAAAGCTTGTATTACTAAGGCTATTAACAGCTATGTAAATGAGAAAATAGCCAAAGGTACATACAAGACTTTATGTGAGAAGAAAACTTTGTTTGATGGTACTGGCCGTATCTATGATACAATCAAGAATAAGAATAATCTTGTCGGCTTTGAGATTGTACCTATTCGAGCTAAAGGAGTTACTACCAAGATAAATAGGGTTGGTCTACAGTTCTCAGAGCCTGGTGACTATACTATTTTGGTTATGCACTCGAGCTTGATGGAGCCATATTACCAAGAAACATTTACAAAGCGAGTAGGCAATAATGTAGAATGGTTTACACCGAGTCAAGAACTCTATTTGCCTTATGAGACTGATGAGATAGATTCAGGTGGTAGTTGGTATATCTGCTATGTACAGTCACAGTTGCCTACAGGCAGTCAAGCTATTCGTAAGAGCCGTGACTGGTCAAAAGGTCCTTGCAATGAGTGCTCAAGACATGAATATGAAACCTGGCGTATTTGGTCAAAATACATTGAGGTGCACCCGTTCTATGTTAATGGGGAATTAGTGCCTGTTGTAGATGAGCAAGTACAACTGTGGGATGTTGAGAATAATCTGTACGACTATAGTACAAACTATGGCCTTAATCTTGACATTACTGTTGCTTGTGATATGACTGATTTTATCATTGAGCAAAGACAGATGTTTACTGATTATCTCAGTAAGTCACTCGCTATTGACTTCCTGCGTGAGTTTGCATACAACCCAAATGTTCGTACAAACAGACACAGCATAAATGCTTCAAGGCCTGATATTCTGTATGAGATTGATGGCGATTCATCATCTATGAAGAAATCCGGCTTGAGCTATCAGTTAGAATTAGCCTCAAAAGCCATTCAGGTGAGCACAGAAGGCATAGACAGAGTCTGCTTGCCCTGTGTAAACCGTGGCATCAAATATAGAGCTGTATAATGCCGCAGTATTATAATGCCTCAATTAGAAATCTCGTCTATAGGCTTAGAAAATTTAAGGATATTCTCAGCGAAGAACTGAAAGACGAGATAATGAAGCACGAAGATGTAATCGTGCAGATGGTTGCCAGAGACCAGCTTTACGAGCAAGGTATTGAAGGTAGAGGCATTTCGATTATGGACTACCAACCTTATACTGCAAGAACTATAAAAATTAAGCAGAAAAAAGGTCAGCCGTATGACAGAGTAACACTTCGAGATACAGGTGAATTTCACAGCTCTCTGCATGTAGAATTTGATGACGAGGGTTTTTACGTAACATCGACAGATGATAAGGCAAAATATCTGTTAGCGAGATATGGAAAAACAATTTTCAGGCTTACTAATGAGAATTTTTCTGAATTATTAAGAGATTACATAAGACCTTCGCTAAAAGAAAAATTAAAAGAAAGAATACTCAATGACCGAGCGTAATGTAAAAGTAATTACGAAAGAAAATCCTGTTCTTTTAGACAAAGTAATACAGGATATTCAGAAAACTCTGGCTGAAAAGCTTAAGTGGCTTAACTATGCTTTTGGCCGAGCTTATAAGCTTGTTGAGCATAGAGACGATGGCAGCAAGTTTATATACCCAGCTGCATATATTGGAAATTCTGAGTATGCTTCTCTTCTTCCGAATGATAATTTTGGCAATTTCTGTTGGTTTGACCTTTATGACCCGCAGGAGATAACTACTATTGTTCAATCGCTTCCTCAGTTTACTTTCAGCGGAGCAATCATATTTTGGTTTGACCTCAATAGTATATTTGCTGATGCAGATGCGATGTATACAGAAGAGGTTAAAGATGAGATTGTACGAGTGCTTACAGGCCCTGGACTTATACAGACTGAAGGCCGATTGACTCTTACTAAAATTTATGAGCGCTTTGAAAATATCTACAAAGGCTATGCTCTTGAAAAGATATATAACAACTATACTTACAAGGGTGAAGGCATTCAAGCTATTGATAAGCAGTTCTTTATGCATCCGTATGCCGGATTACGATTTGAGTTTAACATGACAACCAGAGAATTATGTCAACGATATGTCAAGCCATAATAGTTGCTTTAATAGCAGCTTTTATAATTCTGTTTCTCGGTAAAACAGGACTCAGAACCAAGTTTAGAGACTTTAATGACAGATTGGGTATATCGCCTGTAGCTGATATGCTCGACTGTGATTTTTGTCTAAGTTTTTGGACATGTTTGTTTATAGCAATAAGCTTTTGGAGTATATGCTGGGAGCCACATTTGCTTGTAATATTTTGTGCACCTCCTATAACAAGATATTTATTGTAATTATATTCTTGTTAAAATTTGAGATTTTAATCGAGTCATTCAGAAATAACATAAGATATATAATTTATAATAATATAATTTTAGGTTTAACTGAGATATAAATCGAAAGCAACTGTGAAACATATTTAATATTTATTATAATACCCAAAGTGAGATGAAAACTGTTATTATCAAAGACAAAAAGATTAAGTTGTATGATAGCATAGACGAAATGCCGATTGTCAACTTTCAGAAATATAATAAGTGTGTGCTTATTGATTCTGGGCTTGGCTCCGATGTAGATTCAATTGATAGCCATATAGTCAATGTAGCTAAATATATCAATAAAGGAGACAAGAAAAATGCTATGCAGGAATTGCAGAATATGAGGCAGAATATGCACATGGTTGTCAGCAACGTGTCTCCTAAGAATTTAGCATTCGCAGCGCTTATTCACAGTATAGATGATAAAGAGCAAAAAGACCTTTCTGATGCTCACCTACAAGAGATAATTGATGACCTGGGCGAAGTACCATATAGTCTATTTATAGACTTGCTAACAGGGCTGAAAAAAAAACTTTCGACTGAATTAGAACTCTACTTTCCAAGTGAGTTTGACAGTGCCAAAGAAAAAGAGGCTTATGCTAAGCTGAAAATGAGAACTCTACTTCAGCTTCAAGAGCTTATAGAAGACAAAAATTATGCCGAAGAGATAGCTGAACTTGACGAGTTCCTTTTCAGTTTGCATAAACCTAAAAACTTTAATGGCAAAGATTCAGAAGAAATAAAGTATGATAAGCAGTTTGAGAGTGCTTGTATGATAATAAGCCAAAAGACCGGAATGAATGCGAAGCAGATGACAGTTCTTGAGTTCTACAACACTCTTACTAACATACAAAAGCAAGCAGAAGCTGAGAAAAAAGCATATAAGAAAAATAACCCTAAACGTCATTAAGTATGGACGACGATAAGATAAAATATGAGGACCTAATTAGTCCAGACGATTCAGTTAAAAATCTTATTGAGCAATTAACAGAGCTCAATAAGACCTACGGTACTGTATTAGAAGTAGTAAAAACTGGCGCCAAAGATATTGTTGCCCAGCTTAAGTCAATGAGCACAGCTACGAATGAAGGCAGAGCTGAAATTGACGAAGCAACTGCAGCAGCTAATAGGCTTGTCAGGGCTCAGAAAGAGCTTAAATTTGCTATGTCTGATACTGGTAAAGAGGTTGCTTGGCTTAAATCTCAGACTGCATCTCAGAATAAAATGTCAGCCGAGATGCAGAGAGCTTCTGCTGCTCTCGTAGGTTCTTACGATAAGCTTAAATCTGAGCTTAAAGAGCAGATAAGTTTGTGGAAGTCACTCAGTGAAACAGAAAGACAAGGAGCTTTTGGTTCTGATTTGCTTAATAGTATTATGGCAACTAAGCAAAGACTTTCTGATTTAGACGGTCAGCTTAAAATCCATGTTCAGTCTATATCTGCAGTAGAAAAAGCTGAGCAGAAACTCGCTTTTCTTCGTTCTGCTGAAGGAAAGCGTCTTATGGAACTCAAGCAGCTTATTGCAGATGAGATTGCAGCTAATAAAACCCAAGCAAATACAGTGAATGAAGTTGCTCAGGCATATAAAAGATATTATAATGCCTGCAGTGAAACCAATAAAATGGTAAAAGAGTTTGACCTGCTTACCAAAGAGGCCAACAGAACAGCTAAGCTTCAAGCTCAACTTAATACATCAGCTGAAGGTTCCTATAATAAACTTGCAGCGCAGTATGAGTTGAATAAGATAAAGCTTAATGCTATGTCTGCGGCTGAAAGGCAAGGTACACAAGCTGGAAAAGAATTAGAAGCTGAAACTTTGGCTCTTTATGTTCAAATGCAGAAATTACAAGAAGCTACAGGTAATCACCGATTATCTGTCGGTAACTATGCTAAATCATGGGATGGCCTTGGTATTTCTGTATCTCAGGTTGTTCGAGAACTTCCTGCTGCGGCTGTTTCAATGAATACATTCTTCTTAGGTATTTCTAACAACATACCTATTCTTATAGATGAAATCCAGAAGTTAAAAGCTGAGAATAAAGAACTTATAGCACAAGGTAAACGAGCGAAGAGTGTTGTCGGCAGTGTAGCAAAAGCACTATTTAGCTGGAACACGCTACTCGTAGTTGGATTGACAATTCTGTCTATGCACGGCAAAGCAATTATTGATTGGATTGCTTCATCTATAAAAGGAAGAACTGAAGCAATTAAGTATGCCGATGCTATCGATAATATTAATAAAGAGCTTGAAAAAACTAATGGCTCATACGGTAAAAATATAACAACTTTAAAGAGACTTTCAAGTGAATGGAAAAGTCTTACTACTCAGAAAGAACAACTTCAGTGGATACGAGATAATAAAACAGAATTTGACCAGCTTTATATATCTGTAAGGAATGTAACAGATGCGGAAAATATCTTTACAGACCACACAGATGTAATGGTTAATGCTTTAAAAGCTCGTGCCAAAGCAGCAGCAGCTATGAAGCTTGCTGCTGATAAATATGAAGAAGCTCTTATAAAGGAAGCAGAAGCTGAGGCAGAGGCAGCTAAAGGACCAAATTGGGAAGATAAACTTGTAGCTGGTACAGCTCAAGCTGGAGCTTCACAAGCTGGATTACGTCCTGGTGATTTTGGAGCTATAGCAGAAGCCAATAAAAATAAGCGAGTGCAGGCCCTTAAAGATTTATCTAAAGCAGCAAATGCAACAGCCGACCAATATTTCAATATGGCTGAGGCTATTACTGCTGCTTCAGATGCAGAACTTAAAGCAGCTGGAATTGAAGAAAAGCATAGAAAAGCTAAAAAAGAGCCTCGTGGACCTCGTCAGCGTGACCTTACAGACCAGATATGGCGTAACGACTTGTCTATACGTAAAAAATATGAACTTAGTCTTTCCGAATTACAGCGTAACGAGTTTCAGAAACGTCGTATAGAGGCTACTGACCAAGCAAATCAGACTATCAGAGAAATGCAAGAAAAGTTCCGTAAAAACGAAGTTTTCTTAACTAATCCTGATAATAAGTATAAGCCTCTTACTGAAGAACAAAAAGCTCAAATTGAACAGCAGCAAAAAGAAATTGGAGCTATTATAGAAAATACAAGGCGTAAACTTCAAATTGACCTTACTAATCTTGAGTATGAATACGAGGTTGATAGGAATAAAAAGCTACGCCAAGTAATGAACTGGCGTCTTGATGATATTGCAGAAAATATTGAAAAGGAAAAGAAGCTTCGTCTTGAGCAGTTAGAAGAGCAAGAAAGTCTATATACTACGAAGGGAATATCCGAAGAAGGTGGTGAGGTTGTAGTAACAGGCTCAATGACTCCTGAAGAAATTGCTGAGTTTCAAAGAAAACGCGAGCAGATTATCGCTGAATACGATTCTATAATATATAACATGAAAGCAAAGAGCATTGAGGCTCAGCTTGAACTTGTACAAAAAGGCTCACAAGAAGAACTCGCTATTTTGTTAAATCAAAACGAAGTTGCTCGTCAATTAGCACTTGCTCAGAATAGACTTAAACCTGCTGAAGAGCGCCAAAGTGAATCTGAGATAAATGCTCAGTTTGGTAAACGCAGAAAGCTTATTAAAGGCCAAAATGAGATGAGCAATTTTGACCAAGCTCAGGCAGCAACTGAAGCTGAATTTAATATCGTTAAGCATAATGAGAATCAGATAACTATCTTTAAACTCAAAGCAGAGCAAGCTAGGTGGAAGCAAATGATTAAGCTTGCAAAAGAAGGAGCTATTGACTGGTCTGATGCTCAGCTTAAAGAAGCAGAAGCCACAATCAAAAAGTTGCAGCGTCAAATCGATGAAGCTGGTAACTTTATGAATCTTATAAAAGACAAAGGGCTCGGAGGTGCATTGCTTACTAAGCTTGGATTTGACGATGACCAAATTGCAGCTTTGTCAGAAGCTGCAAACATAGTACTTGAAAATATTAAAGCTATTGCTGATGCTGAAGTCGAAGCTGCTGAACAAGCTGTAGCTGCAGCTGAAAAACGAGTAGAAGCAGCTCAATCTGCTTATGATGCTGAAGTCGAAGGCCGTAATAATGGTTACGCCAACAACGTTGCAACCGCTAAAAAGGAATTACAACAAGAAAAGAAAAATCAGGCTCAGAAGCAAAAATTACTTGAAGAAGCTCAGCGGCGTCAAGAGGCAATTAACTCCGTAACTCAAGCATCTTCACTTGTCACAGCATCTGCTAATCTGTGGAGTTCATTTTCAAGCATCCCTGTTGTTGGTCCTGCTCTTGCGATAGCTGCGATAGCTGCAATGTGGACCTCATTTGCAGTAGCTAAAGTTAAAGCAGCTCAGGTAACTAAGGCGGCATCTCAAGAATATGGAGAAGGTGGTTTTGAGGTCCTTGAAGGAGGCTCACATGCTTCTGGTAATGATATAGACTTGCAAACAAAGAACTCGAGAGGCAAGAATATGCGAGCTGAAGGTGGTGAAGCTATGGCTATTATAAACAAGCGTAGTACTCACAGATACCGTAAAATGCTCCCTGCTCTTGTAGATAGTATCAACAAAGGTACATTCGAAGAGAAGTTCTCACGAGCATTCGAAACAGGTGAGCAGCTGTCACAGAATGTTACTTATCAACAGCAGATTGTCGACCTGTCACAACTTGAAGAAGATGTTAAGGCTCTTAAGCGTAATAGTGAGCACCAATATTACGCTATGCCTGATGGCTCTTATATTGAGAAGAAAAGAAATGTTTTACGTAGAATGCATTAATTATGGAAACAAAAAACAAATTTTATATTTTTAAGGAAATACAAGCTTCTCAGTCTGTTATTTCTATAATACCAAATTATGAGTATAACTTGCAAACTGGAGAATTAGTAGCAAGAAATGCATCAAGCGTTGTGGAAAAACACAGTGTGCAAGATGCAAATAAAATAATTACAGAGATTCCTTTCGGATTTTCTAACGCTTATATTATAATGTGGGATAATGATAATAACTATATAGGCTATAAAGAATTACAAAGAGGAATTGATATTGTATATAACTATTCGTCTAACTATTTGATAGAAGGCGATAAAAAAAATTTTAATTTGGCAGCATCTTCTGCAAGTAATGCTGACTATGTATGGTTTCAATATCCAAAAAATAGAATTAATCGTGTAGATATAATACGATATAAAGCTAAGTCTGGTATAACAAAATTTTATAAAGTAACATATAGCGGAGGTTTATCTTCTTTTGAACTTATAGCGACAGTAGAAAATACAAATTTAGAAAATGGAACTACTAAAGAAATAAGAGTATCTACAAATTTAAATTCTAATCAGTATATAGGAATAAGTGGTGATTTTTATTTTACTAATGATAACACTGATTATAAAAGTAGTTATGCAAATTTAAACTCTGGTCAAACGAGTACACAAGATACACAAATGTTAGCATTTGAAGCGCTGCGTATTACACGAGAATCTGTGATAACGTGTGATATTTTAAACAGGATAAAATATATAGCTTTTACATTTGACGATACCAGCATTTCAAGTTATTTATTTATAACTGAAAAACGCGGGTATATAATAAATCCGCACTATAAGCAACTCAAGAAAAAGCTCAAGAAGGAAAACAATCAAATGTTCTTTAGAGAATCACTTGATGGTAATATTAACCTGTTTGGGCAAGATTATCTGCTTGTAAAAAATGCATCTATTGAAAGTACTATATACTTTTATGTATATAGAGGTCAAACGTTATTTGCTTCTGCTTCTTTTAATAAATCAGACTGCAAGTTTGACCACTTCAAGAAAAGCGTAGAACTTAAACTTACTTATAATGACAAATACTCAAAAATTCTTGACGCCTGTGAGAATACTTACGACCTGATTAAATTAGCACCTGCTTTGACGTCTATTACGTTGACAAAGCGCTGTGTTGTTCAAATCTATATACAAGGTGAAAAGACTATTTCTAACTATGCTGGCGGTACTTATTGGGAAACAGAAGTCGACGAGCAGATTGATGATGAGGACCAGTTGCTTCATCACTATTACTTTGCAAAAGGACCAAAGTTTGTAGAAGTAGATTTACAAGGCTTTAATTATGATATAAATGCTGCATATAGAGGCTTTTCAGATAATAATATTTGGAATGCTACGTCTAAAAGAGAAGTCGGAGGAATTGTCTATAAAATGCCCTGCAGCATTAAATTTACTAAGGTTTATAATGCTAATGCTTATGCTGGAGCCATAAATCCTGGTAATGTAAAAATACTAAGTACAGGCTCAGGTGATGGAACTTATCAAGTAGGAGATGATGCTTTTTATTATAGGTATGATACTTATAGAATAGAAATATATACAGGTAGAGATGGAACTGGTACTAAAATTTATCAGTCAGATATGTTATATGGCAAAGATACAGATTTCACATTAGCTGTCGGAGAAGGACTTTATCCGATGTCAAGAATTGAGCAACCTACTCCTCAGACGGACCCGACTCCAAATACATTTAATCTTGGAGAATATGTGATTGAATATCAAGTTTGGGGAAGACTACTGTGTGATGTTGACAAAGTACCAAGCCACGAAGTTGGACACGAAGGAGAGTATATTGATACTTATGATTTGCCTCGAGATGATTTTGCCACTCCGCGGCGTAATTATAGAAAGTGTATTGGTTTGAGAGGTTTTGATAGCACATCTTCTGTTGTTACCATTTGGCAAAATGAGCAAACAACAGAATCTCCAACTTCTTATGGCATGAATGATTTTGGAGAATATTTTGTTTGGCCATACACTTCATATCAGCAGTACTTTTATCCGTTGGCAAGAAGTTCGTGGGCTAATGTTTCATTGTGGGTTAAGCTTGGTACAACTGATATTTCTTCTTTTGAGAACTTCTGTGCTGAGTGCTACAAGGAATATAGCATTAAAGATACATATCACATAGGAGATGCTATTAAAGCTCTTCTTGCCAAAATAGACTCATCCATTAAGCATGAAAAGACGGCTGAATATAGCTCATTCTTATATGGGCACACAGGAGGTACTGCTTCTGTGCTTGGAAACTGTGATTTATATATAACGCAAAAAACTAATATTCTTAAAGGAGAATATGACCAAGCAGCTCAAAAAGCTGAGATTAAATTTAAGCAGCTTATGGATATGCTGCGAGATTGTTTCAGATGTTTCTGGTATATTGATGACCAAAACAGATTTAGAATTGAGCATATTTCATATTTCATGAAAGGCTTAAGCTATAATAATCCTGTTGTTCAGTTTGATTTGACTACAAAGAAAGATAAATTTAACAAAAAAGCAGCTCTTTATTGTCAGCAAGAAATCGAGTATGATAAATCAGACCTTATATCCAGATACGAGTTTAAGTATATGGATGATGTCACAAAAGCTATGGGTGGGGACCTTTATGTTGATGTAAATAACAAATATATCAAAAAGGATAAAACAGAAGAGATAAATATTGACGGCTTTACAGCTGATATTGATTATATGCTCTTCTTGCCTGATGATTTTTCAAATGACGGTTTTGCACTTCTTTTGGCAAACAGCTCTAAGAAAGTACCTATTATTGGACAGCAAATTAAGGACGAAAAACAGAACAACCATCATTTCGACGTATATGTTCAGAACTGGTATGCTTCATTCAACGAGATGATTTGGCACTATATGGAAGACTTGTCAGGTAATAATATAAACTTTAATAATATAGATTATTTGTATGTAAACCATGTTAAGAGGTGTATGAAACATGATATTGAGTTTCCCGCGAGCGAATTAACAGTAGATGTTTACAAACTTATAAAAACAGACATTGGTAATGGCTATGTTGAAGAAGTAACTACAAATATTGATACAGATATGACAGAAATCGAACTTAGATATGAGCCGAATTAAAAATAATTAAATTAACATCTTTTATATTAAAATATTTCTATAACTCGAATTTTTTTATTATATTTGCATAGAAATTCATAGATGGTATGCCGAATCCAGTATGTATATCTCCGCTTAAGTTTTATGATAGTCCTGCTAAGCAGAACCATCGTAAAAGTTATGCTCATGGGCATATTTCTCCACTGATAACAAAACTTTATTGGATTCCTTCATTTCAGTTTGTTATCCCTACTCAGCTTTATGCTGACGGAGGTGTTTTATCTGAAGTTTTACTCATAGATGCAAAAACTGACACAGAAGTAACAAATTTATCCTGGCTTTTTACAAACGTAGCAGGTTTTTCTGTTATAACAGTTGATAATTACAAGGTTGCTACTTTTATAAGTAATAAAACCTATGCTGATTATCTTAAAAATGTTAGTACTGAAGGAATTTATTATCTAAAGCTTGCATCGGGAAATGGAGGTCTTTGGACATACTATTCTGAGGTATTCTGCTTCACAAATGTAACAAAGGATTGCTTAGAGCTTGAATACTGGAATGAGACTGGCAATTTTGCAATTAAAAACGGTGTTATTGCTTTTTCAAGCGGTTTCCATTTTAAGTTATTACTTAAAACAGAAATAGGCAAACCAGAATATAACTTCGAGGAAGAGAGTACTAAACGCCTTGGTTATACATTTGTTGAAAGTCAAGTTAGTAAAAAGACATATAAGTTTAATACTGTAGTACCTGAATATATTTGTGATGCTCTCCGCCTTGTGCGACTCTGTGATAACAAGATTATCAGATGCAAAGACGACGAGTATGAAGCTATAACCTTTGAAATGGAAGCTGAATGGCAGACACAAGGAGATTTAGCATCTGTTACATGTGAGTTTGAGACTGACAATGTAGTAGCGAATATTGGAGGCTTTGTACCTGATAAGCTTGGCGGTGATTACAACAATGATTACAACAAAGACTTTAACAAAGAGTAAAAGAAAGGAGCTGTTATGGGAATTAAAGCAGAAAAAACAGATGGTACAAGAAGCTTTTGGCTTTCACGGTTTACATTCGTGATATGCTTTTTTGTATCGGTGGGCTTAATAATCGGCGGTTTTTTTGTCCCACCTATGGGAGTTATTGATGGCTCAGTATTAACCGCCACCGGTGAACTTTTGCTATTTCCTACTCTGCTTTATGCTTATCGTGCTTTGGAACTTGGCTACAAGGTTAAGTTTCAAAAAGGCGAAACGAGTATAGAGGTACATAAAAGTGAAGACTGTGGCCACACGTCTTAGAGATAATTTACTTATTTATTAACAGCTTAAAACTTCGTAAAAAATGAACGAAAAAGAAGGTATCAACATTCTGCCTGTTGTTGGAGGTGGCAGTAACACGGACACAGCCACTGCAATGGCTATGATGAATAACAACCCGTGGATGTATCTGGTTATGCTTGCGCTCTTTGGTGGCGGTAACTGGGGTGGCTTTGGCAATCGTGGTGGCGTCGGTCCTGGTGCAGCTGCTCTCGACATCGAGACCCAGAACAAGCTGAACAGTCTCCAGGCACAGATTAACGATAACAACAACAACCAGTGGGCCCGCGAAGCTATTCAGGGTAACACGTTCGCTATCAGCCAGCTGTCACAGAGCCTTGGTGTTAATTACAACGCTCTTACAGCTGCCATCGGCAATGTCAAGGATGCTATCTTCCAGCTGGGCGCTCAGAACGGTATGGGCTTTGCCGGCATGATGAATGCCATCAACCTGGGCAACCTGAACATCATCCAGCAGCTCAAAGACTGTTGCTGCGGTCTTAAGACACAGATTCTGGAGCAGGGCTATCAGGGCCGCATCGAGACTATCAATCAGACCAACGAGCTGAAGGACTCGCAGCGTGTGGAGAACGGTCTTACCCGTGCTGAGATTGCCGCCTTCCGTCAGGCTTGGGAGAACAGCCGCTATCAGGACGTGGTGGCCGAGAAGACGCGCCTGCAGACCGAGCTTGACCTGCTGCGTACTCAGCAGGGCGACCAGGCTCGTTTCAACGTGCTTGAAGGCCAGTTCAAACACCTTGAGTGGGAGATGCAGCAGTTTATCAACACTTATAGTGGCGGTGCCAAAGTTGCTTCTCAGAACAACAGCTAAGTTTATCCTCCGAGAGGGTTGTATGGCTTTGCCTGCAGCCCTTCTCGGAGCTTATTAACTATAAATTCGGAGGATAAAAGATGAATAACTTTATTTTATTTAAGGACCTCACACCTGGAAGCATTATTTATGCTCTTATAAAGAATCCAGATGAGTTGAACTACGTTGAAGGTTCGATTGTGACAGTTGGACAGCAACGAGTAGATATGCCTGATTTTAAAAATGGCCAAGTACCATTTTCACAGGCACCTAAGACCGTAGTCGATGTGACTTATAACCTTGATGGTAAGAATTACACAGATGCAGTTGATGTAACAGCTTATATGTTCCCGACTGAGAAGCCAGGAGCTATTTCGCTTATTACAACTGACAAAGAGCCAATCATTCGTGAGCTTCATGCTACTTGTAAGCGCAGCGAGGACTACATCAAGAATGTAGAAACAGAAGTGCCGCGCAACAAAAAGCGCATTGATGACTGCAAGGCTCTTATTGGACTTCTTGACACCAAATATGCCGAGAAGCAGGAATTAGAAAATCGTATAAAGAAGCTTGAGGATGGCAATGCTGAAACCAATAAGCTTCTTAATCAAATACTAAATAAACTCAAGTAGTTATGAAAGAAGAATTTTTGAAACTGTATGACTATATAGTCAATTCGGAAGACCCTGAGAAGATGCATGTTCTTGGCCAAGTGGTTAAGAGCATGATGAATCGTTTTATTGAGAGCTACCCGCAGTGGGCGCGTGAATATTTGGACACTTTGCAAGCAGTTAAGTGGTGTAACTACTTGACAGCCAAAGAAGCTGAACAAATTGTTGCTAATATGCAACCAAAGCCTCTGTGGAATCGTACTGCTTGGGAAGGCATGATGACAAATCTTGGTCTGCCTATGCAGGATGAGCCTCACTATAATCAGGAAGCTCTCTATGTTACAATGCAAATGATTTGTTCAGATGATGCAGAGACACTGATGAGCTATCTTGGTATGCAAGACCTGAACAATGGCAATCGTGAAATTTTCTTTAAGCTTGTGTACAAACTTGCTCTTAACAAACTTTGTGACAAGGATAAGATGTTCAATATTCGTGAATATTTTAAACTGTAAACAACTATGGCTGATACAACTGCATTAAAAAATAGAATCCGTGCTGCCATTAAGGCTAATGACAACCAAGAAATTACAGGTCCTGTGTTGCAGCAAACTCTACTTGATATAGTAGATGAACTTAGTGATAGAATCATAGGTGAATACACATTTATAGGAATTGCAGTCCCTACAACTATTTCACCATCTAATTTAACAGAATATTCACGTGTTTTTTATCTAACTGCTCAAAATGGTGTATATACGAATCTTGGAGGTATAGAAGTATCAGACGAAATAGTTGTTATAAAATACAACGGTGCATCATGGCTTAAAGATATTGTAGTTGCTATTGATGATGTTCCCACTGTTAGAAGTAATAATCCTGTGAAAAGTGGAGGCGCTTATAATAAAATAAACGCTTTGGCAACAGAAGATAGTTTCAAAAATCCTTTTACACTTATTGGAAATGATACACCAGATAGAAGATTTTGGGAGAGTTTCATATTAGCCTTGGAAATCTCTACATCTAAAATTCCAGGTGGCGACCCATATCCAGAGCCTACTACTGGTTGGAGTATTGCTGAAGGACTTATTACACCAACTAATGCATTTATTGCTATTTATAGAAGTAGTAGTGCATGGGAACAATGGGCTAATTCGATTATGTTTAATTTTAATAAGCCTAACAAGACAGGTATTGTTACTCTAAAGCCAGTAGATGGCATTTATATTACTGTCAATGTAGATAATTGGCCAACTTCAAATTATTCTTATTCAGGCGTAACATTACCATCTTCTTTAAATAGAAATATTTGGATTCCGAATTTCTATCCAAGTATTACTTCATATAAGTATAATGTTGAGCATAATCAAAACGAAGCATTGTTGAATCAAAACATTCAGCAAAATACGGAGGATATATTTGCAAATTCTCAGATTGAACTAAAGAAGCATATTGATACTCTGCTCGACTTACAGAACATTGAGCATGTAGATTGGGATAAATATGTGGGTTACGTTGAACATCAACAAGAAGAAATTTATCTTAATCTTATGCGTCACAGTGGAAAGGCAATTACAGACATTTATTATAAAACGCTGGGTGGAGAAACCGTATTCTATCTTGTTACAACTGAAAACGGTGTATATACCAACATTGAAGAACTTCAAACCAATATAGTGGATGTAAGGGAAAGTCCATTTATTGCTCACTGTAAATTAGATACACCAGTTATTCTTACTGATGGACAATATATAGGCATTCAGTATAATTTCTATTATGCTAATGATACAGTGGATGATAAGGCATATAATTCGGCTACAATTGGTAGTTCTGTTAATTATCAGAAAAATTCTGAAGTTGGATACGTTGTAGTTGATGAAACGCTGCAGGGAAAGTCTTTGATAAAAGACGATGCATTGAATCTCCTTTCTCCAGCCGATTTTATTAAGAATGGAGGTCATGTTAAAGCAGACGGAAGTATTCAGTCATCCAATGTATTAAAGAATACTGGACTGGTTGATGTATCGTCATTGTATAGGGTTGTAGCATCATTCCAAACTCAGGGAGTAGGTGAAATCCAAACTCAGGGAATAAGTGAAAATTATGGACCAGCAATCATCTTGTATGATGAGCATTTTGAGGTAGTTAAGGTTTATTATGCTTATACTTATACAAGAAATTGCCTGTTTGATATATTCTTTGATAAGCGTGTAAAGTATATGCTTATAAACGTATATTACAATGTGAACGGAGCAGATTATACGACTTACACCTGCTGCGGGTACAAGCGTATTCATGTCACGAAGCAGCAGAACGTTCTTTATAGAAAGAAGTTCAATTCAACAGTAATCTATCCAGAATACACTAATGCTGCTGCTGAGAACTTTACAAATAATGGATTACTTATAAATAGTAGTACACCGATACAACTTCAAAGGTATTACAGTCTTCATACAAGGATGTTGAGACTGCTATGTAAGTTTAGTGCTTCGACAGTTGCTAAGATTGCATCTAATGATAGTTACAGTTATATAACCATTGATGGTATCGCTGCTACTATTACAATGCACGCCACAACTCCAATTACCAAAAATATCAGTTTCTATAATAGCAGTCATTTATATTTGATTGAGATAACGAGAAACTATGAAAAAAATATCTGTACTATTACTGATTTGAACACTTCAGATTCCGAAACAATAGAGCACGTTGAAAATGGTACTGGAGGTGCTGGCCAGGGAAGTGTTGGAGTTGAAGAAAGCGCAGGTGCATGGCATGATTATTATCAGTTCAGCGCAACTCGCGGTTCATTCTATATTAAGGAACTGAGTGTATCTCCTTTATATGGAAAGGTTAAAACCTTGATATATGGTGATAGCGTGACCGAATTGCTTTATTATCCGCAAGCAGATTATCTGAAATGCTGGACACAGCAGTTTATTGCCGCTTGCGTTGATAGGGTTATGGTAAGTCCAAGAAGTGGAACCAGTATAGGAGAAATCCTAATGCGCATACCTAATGAGTTACCGTATATTGATGCTGAATATGTAATGATTACTATCGGTACTAATAGTGGCGTATCGTTAGAAAGTTTCTCTCAACTCGTTGAATATATTTTCAAATGTGGCGCAATGCCAGTATTAAATCATATACCTTGCAATATCAATGGTGGAGGCGTAAGCAACCACATTGAAATAAATGCTATGATAGACCAGATAAGAGAAAAGTATGGTATTCACGGCGTTGACTTTGATATTGCTACATCTGTAAATCTTGATGGACAGACTGTTGACACTACTAAGATGTATTGGGAAGATTATTCACAGCCTACAGGCAGCGTTTATCACCATCCTAATGTTAATGGGTCAACTGCTATGATGCAACAAATTAAGTTAGATATGCCAGAATTGTTGATTTAAAATATGATAGTACTAATAGACAATGGCCACGGAGCCAATACTCCTGGCAAATGTTCTCCAGATAAGCAGATTCGCGAGTACTCTTATACTCGCGAAATTGCTTCTTTGCTTGAACAGAAACTTAAAGAAAAAGGCATAACAGCAATAAGAATTGTAACTGAAGAGAGTGATGTGTCATTAAGTCAGCGTGTCACTCGAGTTAATACAATCTGCAGAGAGTTTGGAGCTCAGAATTGTTGCGTAGTAAGTATTCATCTCGATGCTGCTGGTAGTGATAATAAGTGGCATAATGCAAGAGGTTTTAGTGTTAGAGTTGCTAAGAATGCAAGTCAAAAAAGCAAAAAGCTTGCAAAGCTCTTATATGAACAGGCAGAGGCTCTTAACCTTAAAGGCAATCGTTCCATTCCACCTGAGAAGTATTGGGTGCAGAACCTTGCAATCTGTAGAGATACAAACTGCGCTGCTGTTCTCACTGAGAATCTGTTTCAAGATAATAAAGAAGATGTAGCCTTTCTGCTATCTAAAGAAGGGAAAGATGCTATAGTTCAGCTTCATTTAAATGGAATTATAAAATATATAGAGGACAACTCTAAAATTTCACAGAAGTAACCAGATTTTTATCAGAACTCATCTAAATATATTTGATTATAATTATATTATCTTTATATATTGAGCGAGTTCTGAATCATTTATTTAATTTTAGCTTATTATGAATATCTTCAAAAATATAAATAAATATCTTGTAATTTACTCCGTGATTCTCTCGATGGCCTTGTTGGCATTTTACGAGCATGGAAAAAAGCTAAAAGTTGAAAATTTAGCGTACCAACAGAATGTTGCGGTTTTGATGGATTCAGTGGCTCATTACCAGGTCAATGACAGCCTTAACGTTTCTCAGATAGGTGAATTACAATTAAAGCTCTCTGAATATAAGAAGTATCATAAAGAAGATGCTGAGTTGATTAAAAAGCTTAAAGCTGATAAGCCTCAGACTATAATCAAGACTGAGACCAAAACAGAATACAAAATTAAGACGGAGCTCAGAGATTCTATAATTTATAAAGACACACTAAAGGCCATAAACTATGTGTCACATTGGACTGATTTGTATGGATTTATAAGCAATGACACACTTCAAGTCAAAATAATTAACAGAGAAGAGCTAATATTTGTAGAGAGCCTTCAAAGAAAGAAATTCCTTGGTATCAAACTGCCTGGATGGCTCTTTGGTTATAAGCGAGAGACCTTAGACGTGGTTAGCAGAAATCCAAATACAACCATACAGGATATAGAGTATGTTAAGCTAAAATAAGTGTAAACACAATAAACAATAAGAAACAATTCATTGTTTACACCTAAGTGATTGAAAATCAATAACTTATGATTGCGGTAAACAAATAAACAATATTTCTATATAAAATTAAGGTCAAATTTCCAATTAAGCGGTGGTATTTAGAAAATTAAATTTATAATTATAGAGATTGTTGTTTATTTGTTTCTCTTGTTTACGGCATAAAATTTGTTTCATAACAGCTTTTGTTCGGAATAAATTTTATGCTGTTAATATTTTTTAACATAAAAAATTTTATTATCTCGAAAAAAATTATTACTTTTGCACTTGAAAAATTTAATATACATTATTTATATATAACATGGAGAAATTTAACATTCAAAAAATCATCGAGCACTATAGCCCTAATACAGAGGAGCTTAGTAGAGTACTTTTTCCCTATATAAAGTACCCTAAGCAGGCATTCGACAGAGTGCTCAAAGGGGAAGCCAACCTCGATTCTGCACAAATAGAATTGCTGGCAAACTATTTAGGTGTGCTTGTAGCTGACTTGTTCTCAGTTGATGACTGGAAAGGCGAATGGGACAATAAGCTAAGATGTTTGACGTTTGTTAAAGGTCTCTATCAAGTTAATCTTAACTATGGCGGCTCATTTATTACAGTCTATAAAGACGGAAAAATGGTCCATCAGGAGATTAAGAGCAATGCAGATGGAATGTCATTAACGGATTTTATCCAATATATTAACAATTTAATTAAGTAGTTTTATGGAACCTATCCAAATTCACGTGAGCGTAGAGCTCAACCTGTCACAGGATGTTAAGAATTTTATTACATCCGTAGTTTCTAACCGCGTAGCTGCTCCTGCTCCGGCACCCGCTCCTCAGCCTGCTCCTCAGCCTGCTCCGGCACCTGCTCCTGCTGCTAATCTAGCTCCTGCACCTGCTGCTCCTACTGCTCCAGCTCCTGCTCCTGCACCTGCTCCTCAGCCCGCTCCTGCCCCTGCTCCTCAGGTAACCATCGAACAGGTTCGCCAGGCTTTGGCTGCTAAGGTTAATGGTCATCGCGAGGAAATCAAGGAGAAGCTCAACAGTCTTGGTGCTCCTTCTGTCACAAAGCTTGACCCGGCTAAGTACATCGAGATGTTCACATTCCTCAATTCTTTGTCTTAATTACTATGGCAAAATCTGCAAACAGAAGACTGCAAAAAGCGGTAGCTCTTTTTAAAAAGATGTACCCACACCACATAATCGGGAATTCTGTAGTAATGCAAAAAAGATACGAGTAACATGACTGCTACAACATCATCAACAAAACCTCAGAAGCATAGCGAAAGAGAGCATGCACTCCTTTCGGCTTCAGCTGCAAATCGCTGGCTTAATTGTCCACCGAGTGCAAAGCTTGAAGATGCTGAAGGACCCCGTGCCTCTTCCGTTTATGCGGACGAGGGTACTCTTGCCCATGAGCTTGGAGAACTTTATATAAGGCATGATGTGTTAGGTACAGTAGACGACCAGGCATTCTCCGACAGATTTGACGAGATTATGAACAATGAGCTCTTCTCTGAAGAGATGCTTGACGTAGTACCTGTATATGTAGACTATTGCACGGAACAGTTCAATGCTGCAAGGTCTATAGACCCTCAGGCAATTATGGAAGTTGAGCAGAAGCTTGATTTGACAGAGTTTGTACCTGAGAGCTTTGGAACTGCTGACTGCGTGGTCTTAGGTGGTAATCTTATTGAGGTTATCGACTACAAACACGGTAAAGGTGTACCTGTTTACGCTGAATGGAATAAGCAACTTATGCTTTATGGCCTTGGAGCTCTGCGCAAGTATGATGTGCTCTATGATATAGAAGAGGTACGTGTGGCAATCGTACAGCCTCGCATCAACAACATTTCAACTTGGCAGATTTCTGTAGATGAGCTCTTAAAATGGGCCGAAGAGGTGCTTATTCCAACCGCAAAGCTTGCTTTTGCAGGAGAAGGTGAGCTCAAAGCAGGTGACTGGTGTAAATTCTGTGCAGTTAAAAATCGCTGTAGAACTCTCTATGAGAAGAACGTAGAACTGGCAAAGTATGATTTCCAGGAAGCTGCGCTTCTAACCGATGAGGAAATTTCTGATATTCTTAAGAAGATTCCGGCCCTTGTTGAATGGGCCAATAGCATTCAGGAATATGCACAAGATAGGGCTATTAATCAAGGTAAAGTATGGCCTGGCTTTAAGCTTGTCGAAGGCACTTCTCGGCGTAAATGGCTTGATGAGGATGCAGTAGCTGAAGCTATTTTCTCTAAGATACCAGAAGCTTCTGAAGACCAGGTTTATGACATGAAGCTTAAGACAATTACACAGATTGAGAAAATATTTGGCAAGAAAGTAGTTGCCGAACAGCTCTCAGATGTGATTGTTAAGCCTCAAGGCAAACCTACTCTCGTGCCTATTTCGGACAAGCGTCCAGCTTTAGGAACTGAAGAAGCAATTAACGATTTTAGTTAAAACTATGTTGTACCCGAGATTTTTGTATGTCACAACTCCGAAATATTTTGGAGAGGCATATCTCAATAGTAATTTGAGAAAGAAACGCAATATCATGCGAAAGCGTGGTTTGCTTAAGAAGAAATAACCCAAAGTTTAACAAATTAAGTAAATTATCATTATGGCTGAAAATTCAACAAAAGTCGTAACAGGCAAAGTTCGTTTTTGCTATTCGAACGTATTCGAGCCTGTAGCAATGAATGAGGGCGAACAGCCCAAGTACAGTATCTGCATCCTTATTCCGAAGTCTGATACAAAGACGCTGGATGCTATTAACAAGGCTGTCGAGGCAGCAAAAATTGCTGGAAAGGCAAAGATTGCTGACAAAAATGGCAAGATTCCTTCAACCATTAAAACTCCTCTGCGTGACGGCGATGAGGAACGCAGTGACGACCCTGCTTTCGAAGGCATGATGTTCATCAATGCCAATTCTAACCGCAAGCCTGCTATCGTAGACAAGGAGCTCAATCCTATCATGTCTCAGGACGAGTTCTACTCTGGCTGTTATGGCCGCGTATCTCTGAACTTCTATGCTTTCAATGTTCAGTCGAAGGGTATCGCTGCTGGTCTTCAGAACATCCAGAAGCTTGAAGATGGTGAGATGCTGGCTGGTGGTTCTACTGCTGAGGAGGACTTCGGCGGCGAAAACGAGTGGTCAGACGACGACATGATGTAAATGGCACATCCTTAAATAATGCGGTCACGTCGGAGGTTTTTATGTATTTTAAACTTCCGACGTTTAAACTGGACCTTTAGTGTATAAAGGCGCACAAGCAATCAGCAATTCCATAATGCTGCTTTTCTTGCCATAGAAAGATAACTTTGCCAATTTGCTTAGAGTGAGTTCGACTCTCACAAGGTCCACAATAATTTTAGTAATAACATTTTAAAATTTAGCAGAATTATGGAAGAAAAATTTAATATTTTCAGTACCTTAGCAGATACTACAGTATTCTCAGGTACAAAGGCAGAATGCGAAGACTACAAAAAGAAGCATGAGAACAATGATAATTCACTGTATATACTGAGCGCAAAATGATATACGATAGAGAATTATTCATTGATGTTGAAACTTTTTCATCTGTAGATATTACAGAATGTGGAGCCTACAAATACATTGCCTCACCAGACTTTGAGATACTGATTTGTAGCTATGCATTTGGAGATGATGAAGTTGTGACAATAGATTTGGCATGCGATGAGAAGCTTCCAGATGAATTTATTGAAGCTCTGCATGACCCAAAATGCTTGAAAGTTGCACACAATGCGGTCTTTGAACGCAGATGTTTCGAGCGCATAGGTATTCACACAGAAATAGCTGAGTGGTATTGTACTTCTGTTAAAGCTGCTTACTGTGGTTTACCTCTCTCATTGGATGCAGTATCTAAGCGATTAGACCTTGTGGATAAGAAGCTTAGTACTGGTAAGGCTCTTATCAAGTATTTTTCATGTCCGTGCAAAGCCACTAAAATAAATGGTGGACGCACACGTAATTATCCTATGGATGCTCCTGAAAAGTGGGCAATGTATAAGGAATATAACGTTTATGACGTACTTGCTGAGCGTGAGATTTATAGAAAGCTTGAAGCTTATGAGATTCCCGATATTGAACGACAACTTTACGTAGTTGACCAGAGAATCAATGATAGAGGCATTATGATTGATAGGCAGTTGGCCGAGTCTGCTATTTATGTGGATAATACGTACAGCGAATATCTTATAAATCAAGCCAAGCAGATAACACACCTTGAAAATCCTAAGTCTCCTTTGCAGATGCGAAAATGGATTGAAAAGACTACAGGTGTGCAGGTTGATTCACTTGCTAAAGAGGTAATTGCTGATGTATTAGAGCAAGTTAAAGACTATCCACAGGTAGTTGAAGCTCTTGATATTTATAAGAAACTCAGCAAGACATCTATCAAGAAATATTACGCGATGATTAACTGCTCAACACCTGATGATAGAGTGCGTGGCACATTTCAGTTCTATGGTGCAAATAGAACAGGCAGATGGGCAGGACGCTTGTTGCAATTACAGAATTTATCTAAAAACCACTTTGCAGATATTGATACACCTCGTAACTTAATTAGAGAGCGAGATTGGGAAGCAGCTGATATGCTTTATGGAGATGTTGCTGATGTTCTATCTCAATTAGTAAGAACAGCACTTATTGCTCCTAAAGGTTATATATATTCTGTTGCAGACTTCTCTGCCATTGAGGCTCGAGTTATTTCATGGCTTGCCAATGAACACTGGCGCATGGAAGTATTTAGAGGCGACGGTAAGATTTATGAAGCAACAGGCTCCAAAATGTTTGGCGTGCCAATCTCTGCTATTACTAAAGGCTCTGTACTCCGTGATAAATCAAAAATCTCTGAGCTTGCTCTTGGATACGGCGGTTCACTTGGTGCACTCAAGCGAATGGGTGGAGAAAAGATGGGCTTAGCAGATGCTGAAATGATGAGCCTTGTTAAAAAATGGCGTAATGCGAATCCAGCAATTGTGGATATGTGGGGAGAGATTGAGAAATGTGCGCATGAGGCTGTGAGGTATCACAGAAAAGTACGAGGCACGTGTCGCAATTTGATATTTGACTGTGATGACAAATATTTCACAATCATGCTCCCGTCAGGTAGAAAATTATTCTACTCTAATCCACATTTTAAAGATAAGAAAATTGGTAGGTCAACAATGCCTATGAGAGTCTTGTGCTATGATGGTATTATTCAGGAAACCAAACAGTGGGGAGAAACTGATACCTACGGTGGTAAGTTAACTGAGAATATTGTTCAAGCTATAGCTCGAGACCTTATTGGTTACTCTATGATGCAGCTCGATAGAGCAGGATATAGAATCGTGGCACATATTCACGACGAATGTATATCTGAAGTGCCATTTGATGGCAAAGAACAACAGTACTATGATATGATGGTAGCTCTTATGAGCACTCCACCTGATTGGGCTTCAGATTTACCACTGAGAGCCGATGGCTATTTAACTCCATACTATAAGAAAGACTGATGACGCCTGAAGAATTAAATATACAATATGACGGTGTCTTAGAAATTGCAACTGGATTTAGTGCTAATACTAAAGTCTGGAAAAATACTAAGGCACGATGGAGTAAGCTTGTTGCCAAGTTGTCAGAAGCAACTCGGACCAATGAGACTTATATCCAGTTCATGCGAGCAAGCAAAGCTGACCAGGGAAAAATCAAAGATGTTGGAGGGTTCGTTGGCGGCTATCTTGATAAAGGGTTAAGACGTAAATCCTCTGTTATGTATAAGCAGTTAGTATCTCTCGATATTGACTACTCTCATAATAATTTCTGGTGGGATTTCACAATGCTTTATGGATGCGCGGCTGTTATCCATTCAACACATAAGTCATCACTTGAGAAGCCAAGGCACAGATTGCTTATACCTCTATCACGTGAAGTTACAGTTGAGGAATATCAAGCTATTGCAAGGCGTATAGCGGGTGACCTTAATATTGAGCTGTTTGACCAATCAACATTTGAGCCGGAAAGACTTATGTTCTGGCCAAGTGTATCTAAAGATGCAGAATATTATTTTGAGTATCAAGATGGACCATGGCTTGATGCTGATTATATTCTTGGGCTTTATGACGATTGGCATGATACATCTGAGTGGCCAACAGCTGCTAATGAGTCTGACTCTGTTCTAAGAGATATTAAAAAGCAAGAAGACCCAGAAGACAAAAAAGGCATAGTTGGCACGTTCTGTAGAGCCTATGGAATTGAAAGTGCTATTGAAACATTTTTGTCTGATGTTTATGAGCCTGCAGGTGATGGTCGATATACATACAAACTCGGTTCTACATCAGCAGGTCTTATTATCTACGACGATAAATTTGCATACTCGCACCATGGAACAGACCCAGCAGGAGGTAGATTATGCAATGCCTTTGACCTTGTCCGTATTCATAAATACGGGCACTTAGATACAGGTAAAGAGAAAACAGACCAAGACAAAGCATCCTTTAAGGCAATGGAAGAGTTTGCTACGAAGGATAGTGCTGTAAAACATCAAATAGCAGATGAGAAATTTGCAGAAGCCAAGTTCGACTTTGCAACGGAACTACCAGAAAATACAGAAGTCGATGATACTTGGATTGAACAACTTGAAGCGAATACGAAAGGAGAGTATGATAACTCTGCGACAAACATTAACCTCATTATTCAAAATGACAGATTCTTAAAAGGCGCTTTTAAGCTTAACATGTTCGATGCTAAAAGATATATTCTTAAGTCCGTTCCATGGCGTAAAATTGAAGCTGAGGAGCCTATGCGTGATGTTGACTACTCAGGCGTGCGCAATTATATCGAGTGTGTTTATGGTATTGTATCATCTCAGAAAATCGATGATGCACTCGCCCTTGATGTTGAGAAGCATAGTTTTCATCCCATTTGTGATTATCTTAATTCCCTTGTCTGGGATAATATTCCTCGTGTTGATACTTTACTTATTGACTATTTCGGAGTAGAAGATAATGCGTATGTAAGGGCTGCTATTCGTAAGACACTCTGTGCAGCTGTTACAAGAGTATTCCACCCAGGCACAAAGTTTGATATGGTTTTGGTACTTGTTGGTGAGCAAGGTACTTATAAGAGCACATTTGTCAGAAAACTTGGCATGGATTGGTTCTCAGATACATTCTCAACATTCCAAGGCAAAGAATCATTTGAGCAGTTACGAGGAGCATGGCTTGTTGAAATGGCAGAGCTTTCAGGGCTTAAAAAAGCAGAGGTAGAAACCATTAAGCAATTCATTTCCAAATGTGATGATATGTACAGACCCGCTTATGGTCGAACAGTGGAAACCTATAAACGTCAATGTGTGTTCTTTGGTACTACTAATGATTCAGATTTCTTGCATGACCCGTCTGGCAATAGACGATTCAACCCTATTAACGTAGATTTTAAGCATGCAACCAAGTCTGTTAAAGACGACTTAACACAAGAGGAAGTAGACCAAATATGGGCTGAAGCATATTATCTTGTTAAACAAGGAGAAAAACTGTATTTTGACGATGAAGAAAGTGAGCTTGCAAAGAAGAGCCAAACTGAGCATTCTGCGATTGATGAAAGAACCGGCTTGGTTGAACAGTACCTCAATAAACTTCTGCCGAAAGATTGGGATAAGAAAGACCTCTACGACCGTAGGTCATGGCTCGATGACCCATTAGCAGAAGTAGGTACAGAACAGAGAGACTTTGTATGTACAGCTGAAATATGGTGTGAGTGTCTGGGCAAAGATAAGAATGACATGACACGATATAATACCAAAGATATTAACAGTCTTATGGCTTCTCTGCCTAATTGGGAGTTTATTAGTTCAACTAAGAATTTTCCAATATATGGTAAACAGAGATTCTATAAGCGTAAAGACAGCTTATTATGAGTCAGCAAATAGAAAGTGAAAAAGTAGTTGAGCGCAAGCTTGTAGAATATACTACCTTAAATGGTGGTATGTGCATAAAGCTTCTGAGCTTTCATTTGCTTGGATTGCCTGATAGATTATGCATATTTCCTAAAGGCAAAGTAGTATTTATAGAAACAAAGACAACAAAGCAGAAGCCGAGACAGATTCAGTTATTTATGCATGATAAGATTCGCAAGCTCGGATTTAGAGTTGAGGTAGTTGATACTGCTGAAAAAGCAGCTGAAATAATAGAAGATGTAATAATAAATGGATAAAAGCAATTTACATAAATACCAGAAAGTTTGTGTTGAGCATATCATCTCTCACCCATTCTGTGGAGTGTTTCTTGATATGGGACTTGGCAAGACTATTTCTACACTAACTGCTATAGAGGAGCTTAAATATGATTATTGCGAGGTTAATACAGTTCTCGTAATAGCTCCTAAGCGTGTTGCGGAGACAGTGTGGGAAGAAGAGGCCAAAAAGTGGGACCATACAAAGCATCTTACTTTCTCCAAGATTATAGGAACAGAACGGCAGAGATTAGCAGCTATTAAGAAAAAAGCTGATGTGTATATAATCTCAAGAGATAATATTGCGTGGCTTTGTTCGCTTTTTGCTGCTAAGCTTCCTTATGATATGCTTGTAATTGATGAGTTGAGCAGTTTCAAAGCGCACCAGACGCAGAGATTTAAGTCTCTTAGACTTGCTCGGCCTTGGTTTAAACGAGTTGTTGGTCTTACTGGAACTCCCGCTCCAAATGGTCTTATAAATCTATGGTCGCAGATGTACCTTATTGATAGAGGTGAGAGACTGGAGAAAACAATAACAGCCTATCGCTCAAGGTATTTCAGGCCTGGTGCCTCTAATGGCTACGTTGTTTATTCTTATAATATATTGCCAGAATCAGAAAAACTTATACAAGATAGAATTAAGGACATTTGTATAAGCATGAGAGCCGAAGATTATCTTGAAATGCCAGAGCGCATTGATAATTTTGTTAGAGTTGTAATGCCAGATAATCTATATGAAATATATAAAAAATTTGAAGAAGAAAATGTTATTACTTTAGCAAATGAAATAAAAGAAGGTACGACGACTGTTAACGCTGTTAATGCAGCAGCTTTATCGAATAAACTTCTTCAATTTGCTAATGGAGCTATGTATGATGAAAACAAAAATGTAGTACCTGTACATGATTTAAAACTTGAAGCGCTTAAAGAAATAATCGAAGCTGCAGACGGTAAGCCAGTTTTAGTTGCATGGACGTACCAATTTGACAGAGATAGAATAATCAATTATTTCCGCAACTTAAAGCCTCGGGAACTTAAAACAGCCCAGGATATTAACGATTGGAATGCTGGCAAAGTGCAACTTATGTTAGCACATCCCGCATCAGCAGGTCACGGTATTAACCTTCAGGCAGGTGGAAATATAATTGTCTGGTATGGACTTACATGGTCACTTGAATTGTATCAACAGTTTAATGCGCGCCTATATCGTCAAGGTCAAAAACAAAGAACCATAATACATCATATAGTTGCATCAAAAACTGAGGATGAGAATGTGGTTAAAGCATTAAAGTCAAAAGATAAAGCTCAAAACAACTTAATGAACAGCATTAAAGCTAAGCTTGAGTTATATCAAGCATTTATGAAATAAGCGGTTAAATTTATTAAAGGTGAACAAATATTAAAAATCTGTAAATATTGGAAAAATATTTTTTTATTTGAGAAATTTTTTTTAATTTTGCACTAACATATAAATAATATGAATATCTTAGAAAAAGCAGACCAGATTGTAAATCACAGGTCAGAAGAAAAAGAAAGGATGTATGGTCCTTTTAGTAAAAGCATGACAAGAGCTACGCTAATATATAATGCGTCTTCTCCAGAAGATGAACAGATTTCTGTAGAAGGTATGTTTCGCGCACTCATAGCTCTTAAGCTTTCTCGTGAAGCTTATAGCCATCGTGAGGATAATCTTCTGGACGCCGCTGCATATATTGGTGCGATGAATAATTACATCAATGAACAAATTAACAGTGAAGAAACAAATGAGATAATAAACAATATTTAACAATTAAAAAGTAAGTAGTATTATGGCATTACCGTACAACACAACAGACCTCTCGCCTGATAAGGCTTTTGAGCGTCATGTATTTCACAGAGACCAGTTTGCTCATTATTTACGCTGGACTCATATTTTAAAGGAAGCCAAGATTGGTGAGTCAATTGTTGACTTTGGTTGCGGCCAAGCCAATCTCTTGGAAGTTCTTTACCGTAATAAGTTCAAGCAGAAGTCCTATGTAGGCATTGATATTCGCGAAAAGACCATCGAAGCTGCACGTGAAAAGTTCAAAGGAGTTGACTGGGCTAAGTTCTATGTAGCAGACCTTGTTAAGCCCTATATGGACTTTAGTCAATTCAACGGAGATAAGGTTTGTTCATTTGAAGTGCTTGAACATGTCGGCAAACAGAATGGTGACATTTTCCTGGAGCATTTCAAGGCCTGTGGAAACAACAATGCAACATACTATTTGTCTACTCCAAACTACGACCCATCTGTTGGTGCAGCCGGTAATCACACCTATGATTCAGGCGATGGTCGCGGCGTAGATGTTCAGGAGTATGACCATTGGGAGCTTGAGGCTCTGCTCAAGAAGCATTTCCAGATTGTCAAGAAATTTGGTACGTTTGCTTCTAAGAAGGACTATAAGCCTTATATGAATGCTTGGCAGAAAGAGATGCTTAAGGCTCTTGAAGCCTATTATGATTCTAACCTGATTGCAAATATCATGGCTCCTATGTTCCCAGATATGTCTCGCAATACTCTATGGGTACTCAAGCGTAAGTCAGGTGACTATAAGGAAGTAAAAACCAAAGAGCTTGACTTGTTCAATCAGCCAAAGCAGGAAGATAAAATTGAAGATGATGAACTTTTTTAATACTTAATGTTATGTTAAGAGCAAGAAAAAAGTCATATAATGCCAATCAGTTTGATATTGAAAAAGCAGGTGTCAATAAAGAAAATCTGGACCTGTTCTTCAATATGATATACGATAGGCAGATAATCTGGAAGCGGAGATTTATCGATAAGCTTCCTGCTCCGTGGACCACTAATGAAATATTTAGCAAATATAAATTCTGTAATCTTTACAGAGAACACGATAGGAGTTCGCAGTGGGAAATTCGTAACATAATAATGGATGATTCGCTGACTGATAAAAATCTTGTCTGGAAGATACTTGTATACAGAACTTTCAATAACCCTGAAACTTTTGCAAGAGCTATAGATAAGTGGCCAAATGGTATTCCTAATATAGAAGACTATGATGAAAATGAGTTTGCGGCTCACATAGATAACATTAGGTCGATGGGCTTAAATCCATTTACAAATGCCTATTCAATATCAGGTAATATAGTGGCCGGAGATTCTATTGATAACGCTTTTTGCCATACAGTTATTCCAGCTATACATAGGAGCCTTGATGCAATCTGCACAATACTGGATAATGCCGACGTACCTGAACAGATTGTTACTTTCTTGATGACTTTGCCTGGAGCATCTTCTTTTACAGCTCATGAGTATTATCAGGATTTGACATATATATCCATATACACTGATAGAACTATAATGAGATTTGACCAGAATGATTTTACGAATCTTGGCCCTGGTTCTTCTCAAGGTGTAAGGCTTATATTTCCAAAACTTAAAGGCTCAGAACAACTTTCTTGTTATGCCTATTTACAAGATATTGCAGAAGAACAACTCGAGGAAATAGGCCTTGAAAAAGGAGAGTTAATGCCTTATGCATCTTGGAATAAAGAAACTCGTAAATACGACATAATCACAGAAAGTAATCTCTCGCTTAATCAGATAGAAGGAGCACTTTGTGAGTTTAGTAAATATATGCGTATCTTAAGAGGTACAGGACGTCCAAGGTGTCCAGAATTTGAGCCACGCACAAGTTCTATAATAGTTGAACGGGAAGATGACAATCAGCAAGAATTTATAACTGACACTGATGACTTTTTAAGTGGTCGTAAACACGCGAGACGAACCAAGGCGCTTGACGATTTTATGTGCGGAAAATCTAAAAATGTAAAAGCGCGTCAAAAAGCAGATTTTTCCATAGATTTAAACCTGAATCTCAATTTACAAAATACAGATGTTTTATTAACTAAAATTAAAGAAATATTATGGTAACAAACAAAGACATTCAAGCTCTTAATGAGTTTTTAGAGAATAGAAATGTTGACTATGTGTTGACAGGTACAACAGCACTTTTCTATCACGGATTGCTGCCGGAAGGTACAGAAGTACATGACATTGACATCATCGTGCTTACTAATGAGGAAACTCGTCCGGCTCTGCAGGCTATGTTTAAAGAACTGGAAAATCTTTCCGGCTGTAAGTATGAAAATGAACACTATAAGCAGTCAGTTTACGTGTTCAAAGTAGGAGCTAATAATATTAAGGTTAATGCCTTCGAAGGTGATGTTCTTGGCTGCAGTGACAATCATCCTAAAAATCACACCATCATAATAGATGGAGCTCCCATCAAGGTTCACGACGCTCTTGACATCCTGAGAGCTAAATTCTCTCTTCGCCGTCAGAAAGATGCTGATTTCTGCTTCAAGCTTATTAACCAACTTAGTTCGATGTTTTTATGTTCGAAAAAGTAAATCCTATGCATCCAGACAAGGTCGCCGACAGAATAGCCGGTGCCCTTGTTGATTTGGCTTACAAAAAAGCCAAAGACCCAAAAATTGCTGTTGAGGTTCTTATTGGTCACGGTAAAGCCTTTATTATTGCAGAGACAAGCGAAAAGCTTGATAAGTATGAAGTGATTAAAGCTGTGCATCGCATCTCTGGTATAATCAATACTACTTACGTTGAAGTACCTCAGGATGTTCATCTGGCATTAAACCAAGTCGGTATTATTCGCTGTGGGGACAATGGCATTTTTAAAGGTATGCCGGTAACTGAAGAACAGTGGTTACTTCAGGATATAGCTTCTGCTCTTTATCAGAATTTCAGGTCAGATGGCAAATTTGTGCTCAATAACAAGAATCTTATCGTTTGTCAAAGTGGAGTAGAAAACAGCGAGGTTATCAGAAAACTTTTGCTTGACTGGTATAAAGGTGAAGATGACCTTATTACTCTTAACATAAATCCTCTTGGTCCTTGGACCGGTGGTTCAGATGTGGATTGTGGAGCAACAAATCGCAAACTTGGCAGTGATATGGGCGATGCGGTTACAGGTGGTGGCCTTCATGGCAAAGACCTGAGCAAAGCCGATGTATCTGTTAACATATATTGTCATATAATGGCTCAGCGAACTGGACATGAATATAAAGCTTGTTGCGCTATTGGCGACGAAGTTGTGGATGGCAAGCCTTATGCCGAGATTGTCGAGATTGCTCGTAATTATATTAACCATCTTGGCGGATTTGAAGCATTCGCTGAATGGGGCCTAATTAGATAATTATGATTTCGAAGAAAAAATTTGACAAGTTCGTAAAGCTCAGAGATGAAGGCATTATCAATATGAACGACATCTCCAGAGGAACAGAAATAACAGGCTTAACGCCTTTAGAGTACAAGGACATAATAAATAACTTTAAACAATATTACGATTTATTTTATGAAAATAGCAAAAATAAGAGACGTTAAAACGCCAGAAAGAGGCACAGATAAATCAGCCGGTATTGACTTCTTTGTGCCAAATGATTTTATTGAAAAAGTTCTTCCTCCTCAGCGTGACATGCTTATTCCATCAGGAATTAAAGCTCAGGTGCCAGAAGGATTTATGCTAATGGCTGCAGAAAAGTCAGGAGTAGTAACTTCTAAACAAGCAGCTATTGAGGCAGGTAGAACTCCAAAGCCAGCAGCTTATACTACCATTGTTGTACTCGGTGCTAAGATTGTCGATGAAGACTATCAGGGTGAAATTCATATACACCTTGTTAATGTAGGCAATGAGTATGTAACCATTAAGCCTGGTACCAAGATTGCTCAGTTTATACTCGTACCTGTTTCATATCAAGACGTAGAAGTAGTTCCGGAAACAGAGCTGTTCCCAGAGGCAACTGAAAGAGGTGAAAGCGGCTTTGGCCTTGGAACTGGAGAAGGTAGTAAGAGTGACATCGAACCACTCGATAGTAACGAACTCTAATATTCACAGGAACTCCCGATTTATATCTCAGATTCACCTAAAATATTAAAATTATAAATTATATAAAATTAGATTTTAATGATGATAGAGATTAAATCTGGAGTTCTTACAAATAAATAATCTATATGGCAAATAAAACTATTAAGCTTCCGGAGGTAGTTTATCATCCACAGTTCCTGAAATTTATAGACTATTATGCCAAGGCTTTTATCAAGAGAAGAGGCTTTGGCAGATGGCTTAAAGAATATCAGGACATGGAGAAGCAAGGATTGTTTGCTCCACGTGTACTTAGGTTATTTTATATTCAGATTTTAGGTAATACTTTTAAGCTTGATTTTCAGAAAGAGCAAGCTGTATGGGATATATGCTGTTGCGCCAGAGATGCCGCAGAAGCTTATGTTGATGAGCGTATAAATGCTTTGTATGATATTCGAGTTATTACCGGAGAATTAGCCTATGACGATGATGATGACCCATACACGGATTTGACTTATGAAGAAGCAACTCAGATAGTTAAAGCTCTAAACGAAGAAGCTGAAGAAGAGTTATTTGTCATGAAACGTAAATATTAGCAGCATTATGGAATGTCAGTTATATTTTCTAAATGCACAAGAGGCATTTGAGTATTTCTTTGATGAAATAAACTCTAAAGGTGTTAATACTAATATTGGCACAAGAGCTCTTTACAATGTAAACATTTGCATCCTCAGACCAAAAGACCGATTGATTAAAACTGAGTGGCGCAAATGGAGTGAGAAGTATGCAGAGCGTGAGTGGCAATGGTATTTATCTCAGAACCGTTCAGTTGAAGAGATTAAGAAATATGCGCCTACGTGGGATAAAATGCATGGAGGTGATAATCTTGTTAACTCGAACTATGGTTGGCAATGGGGACGTAATAACCAGCTTGATAGGTGTATAGAGCAGCTTAAGCAGAACCCTAATACACGTCAAGCTTGGTTCTCTATATTTGATGGCAAAGAAAAAGATGAATATAAGTATGACACACCGTGTACTATGTGCGTCGGCTTTGACATTCACCCAAAAACGCGAGAGCTTAATATGACTGTCATTATGAGGTCCAATGATTTGATTTATGGATTTTGTAATGACCAATACTGTTTTAGTAAGCTCCAAGAGCTTGTTGCTCATGAGTTGAATATTCCCATGGGGAACTACCATCATTTTGCACATGATTTGCATATTTACGAGAAGCATTATAACTTAAAAAAGAAATAACTGTGGCAACAATAAGTGAAGACTACGTTAGTTTTGAAGTTGCTAAACTTCTTAAAGATAAAGGATTTAATGAACCAACAATAGGTACTTATAATATAGAATCTAAAAACCCTATACTTGTAGAAAGACCTATTAGAGCTATTCATTGTGAAGCTATTATTTCAGCTCCAACTCTTCAAATGGCAATGAAATGGTTGAGAGAAGTGCATGATATTAAAATAATGATTCGTCCATACGTTGATGGAACTTATAGTTATGAGATTCTTAATGGCTTTTGGTATGTCAATTTCGATTCTTATGAAGATGCTGCAGAAGCAGCAATTAAGTATTGTCTTAAAAATTTAATTTAAAGCAAAATATTATAACTTAAAAACAAAATATTACGGATATGAGTAAGATTAAAGACAAGGTTATTGATGACCTTAACAAGAAAGTTGAATCTGAGGCTGATGAGTTCAAGAAGAAATATCCTGAAATAGCCAAGATGACAGTTGCTGAAGTTGTGGCAACGAACCTATTTACTGTAGGTCTTAGACAAGCTATTGCAAGTTACAGAGTTCTTAACTATTATGCTTTTCAGTCTCTTAGGCGAAATAATACTCTTGAGCCTAAGAATTTCAGGAAAGAGTATATTGCCTGTATGGATAAAGAATCCAAAATGCCTTATGCCAAGCGTATAATCGTTCTTGCTATTGGCAATGATGCTTATCGCCGTACTGTAAAACAGATGATGAAGAATTATGATGCTATCCAAAGTGGAGAAGCAGTTGAAAATTTAGATAAATTAAGCTTATGATAAAAGTAGGTAGTCGTGTTTACATAGTTCCAGAAGACACTCGGTATAAGCCGTATTACACAGAAGTTGTGTCAATCGGCAAAAAGTATATACATGTTAAAGGGTCCATATCAGAATCAAAATTTAATATCAGTAACCATTATTCTGCCGACTATAATGATTGGAATCCACGGCTTATGTTATATGAGAGCGAAAGAGACTATCAAATCATAGATGAGCGCCGCAAACTCATTAGCAAAATAGAAAATAAGCTGCCAAATACATCTCTTGAAAAATTAGAACAGATTTACAAACTAATACTTTAAGCTTATGAAACGTAACAGACCAATGCTTTTTATTATCACTTGGGCCTTAGCAGGCCTTATATATGCTCCTGTGTTTATAGCTGCATGGCTTTTACACATTGTTGCTCGTTTATTGCTTTCCATTTCTTATCTTGGATTGCTTAATGCCTCTATGGCGCGAGATGTGTTTAAATCAATTTTCAGATGGAATCCAAACCTATGAGTGATTTTGACCAACTGCTTGACCAAGCCCTTGCTGAGTTTGCTGCCTCTCAGGGAACAATAACCCCTGAGAAGCAAGCAGACTATAATCAGTATGCGGAGTTCCTGCAAGAAATATCCGACGAAGATGAGGACCTTGCTAAAACAGAGATTTCTACAGTCTCAAGCATCGAGGAAGATAGGCTTGAAGGAGAAGCCAACGAGCTACTCGATGAACTGAGAGATAACCCCAATAGCTGGTTCAATAAATCAACTTGGGTTGTAAATGACAAAGGCCAGTTTGTCAGACGAGATGACGGTGAGTTATTTACCACCGGAGATGATATTGTCTCAGTCTCTGATACTCCTGTAAAAGCTGAAGAGGAACTCACGGAACTTGAAAAGAAACAAAAGCGTGCAGAAAAATTAGTAAAAGGCGCAGCTAAATATAAGCACAATAGGGATTTACGAAAAATCGAAATAAACCGTATGGCATTTGACCAGAAGTTATTGCCTTTAGGTAATGTAATTCCTGTTGAGCATAAACGCCTTGTTATTGAGCTGCTCACAAAGCCTTTACGGCTGCTAATTGTAAAGTATGAGCAATATATCAACAATCGTATAACTAAATTGCTTGCACCTGCTATCCCTGCTCCTGTTAAGCTTGCTGCCATTAAGTGGCCTTGGATTTTTATACAGAATCCCGGATTTTTGTACAAAACCAGTCCACACTTTGGTGAGGTTAAGACATTTTGGGTAAATCCCAAATTGCCTTATTTCTTTAAGCAAGGAACAGAACAAACAATTCTTGAAGAGCGCGATGCCTCACTCAGCCCATATTTCTTGGACTGCGTAGATAGAGCTATTCACAGATGGTATTCTGCGCGTGAAAAGCTTGCTGAGCGTGAAGTCTACTTTGCCTCTAAAATGATTAACATAAAAGGCAATACATACTATCACCTTCTTACGTTAAATCCGTTTTGGTTTGAAAAGTTATACAATTATATTAGAAATGAAGAACTATTATAATTATGATAATGTGTAATATGTTTGATGATACAAGAAAGAGGTGTCAAGAAGCCCATTGTGAAAACTGCAAAAACATCGCATTAGTAGATGATTGTCCCTATGAGCCTTTAGAAGAAATAGACGGCCTTGGTATTAATCATTAAGCTAGTGTTATCAGTAACAAAATAACCTGAGACCAAAATCCCAGGTTATTTTTATGCTTTTTACTCTTGTATTCTCTCGGGAGGGTGCACCTAATATTTCAACCAGGATTTTCCCCATAGAGGAAAAATACACTTTCTTGGTCTTATTTCTGGTTTACCGTATTCGTTTATTTCAACTTTGTTCCAGCCATAATCTAAGAAGCGACCGCTGTACATATCATAGGTTCTATAATAAACCTGCGTTTTATCCTCGTTATAATAATACTCGCTTTTAAACCAAAGTCCATCTAATCTGTAGTGTGTAAATGGTGTACTGCATTCACATATAGGAATGACCTTACACTCCACCAAATCTGAGTCTTCTACAAGCTCAACATCCGGCTTAAATTTAAAGCCATAAGAGAATTGTTCTTTAAACTCTTTGACTTCGTCCATATTGTCCTCATCTAAGCATGGTTCTTTAAATGCCAAGTAGTGATAGGCATCATTGGACAGCTGGACAATTTCCATTTTGTCTGTGTTGTAATCTAATTTGTCTGCTATCATATATTTTTAGTTTTAAAAATGACACAGTAATTTAGCCCGGAGAACTCGCAGATTCTCTCGGGGCAGTGCACCAGATTTTGTCTGTTGGATTTTACACTCATCTTGCAGGATTTATGTATTGCCGAACAGGCTCATAAGTACTTGTTGCACAGAATATATGCTGAAGCATTGGTTGGTAAATAACTGTTATTCCATGCTGCTTTAGCATAGTTATATCACTACCTAATAATACCTTTGCTGTGCACATATTTTTAATTTAGCTAACACTTTTTAACTGTTTATTATACTACAATAGATGTGCAAATTTACTCATTTTTCTTGAAACAGAGAAATATTTTTAGTTAAACTTTGTTAACAGCTTGAAAATATATCTGCTGCAGTGCCGCCAATTATATATGTCATGCGCGGCTGCAGTGCCACTATATATAGCCGCTTTAAACCTGTATTGTCATAGTGCGGCCAGGCCTTACGCGCACGTGCGCGAACATTATTTATATATTATATAGAAAGGTTACTACAGCAATCCTTCGGATAAAAATATCTGCTGTTAATATCTTTTAACTAAAATAATTTTTTAGTATCAAATATTATGTGTAATTTTGCACTATCAAATTTAAGTTCAACAATTTAATAAAATTACAGCATTATGGAACAGAACATTAACAAGCAAAACAAAAGAACTTTCGCAGAGATTGCTCGCGAAATCGAACAGACATGGAAAAATGTCTATTTTGGAGCTAAGCCTTATTTGCTGGCAATGACTACTATCAACTCGAGCGATAAGAATACTCTCTACATGTTTGAAACCGCTGAGGATATTGTTATTTATTTCCTGGCGAATGCCACATATTGGAGAGGCGAAGATGCTAAGCGCATTAAAGCAGAACTCAAATCAATGATTAAATAATAGGAGAACAATGATATGACACCAGAGAGATTAAACGAGATTATGGCCGAGCAATACTTATATATCACTTATGATACAGAGCTGGCTAAGGAATATCTGGAGTGTGGCGCTCCACAAGCAGATGAGGACACAATAGCTTGGTGCTTTGCTGACTATTTGCTCTCACAAGATTTAGTAGAAGAAGTAGTTGAATAACAGTTTAAAATAAGTAGCATTATGGTAGACAACAAAAGATTACACGAACTTATGCTGGAAAAATATCCACATTTAGTTTACACTGTTGAACAAGCAGATGAGTTCTTAAAAAAGTACGAAGGCAATTTAAGATATTTGGCAGACGAAGATGTAGCCGCTTGCTTTGCAGAGTACGTAAACAGAGCTGAAAAGTTCATTATCATCAAGACTATCGGCAATTATGGTTCACACGTAGTTCGGGAGTTCGACGATGAGGAATCAGCCAAATCGTTTGTATCTCTTATGCGTGAAAGCGAGCAGTATGATTTTGTCCGCTATCGTATTACAAAGGTGATTAACTACTAAACCATTACAGCTATGTTTAGAATATACGTAAAAAGAATCGGTGATATTGCAGGCCACGTGTTTAAGTCGCACAGTTCAGTTAAAGATGACAAAGTTCTTATTCTACCATTCATCGGCTTCGTAGATAAAGGCTTTATCACAGAAGAAGAATGGGCTAAGAGCCAACAGACTATTTGTGAAAAGCTTGGTTTGTATGTTTCTGAAACAGCGATTGACGGACGTACTAAATTGGCAAGAAGCATGCGTACTTTTAGCTGGAAGGACATTTTCGAAATGCGTAAGCGTCGTGTAGACTTTAAGACAATGGGATATAAAACTGTAAGCAACTGTTCGGCTATTACAATTGAAATTTCCAACTGTGGCTCTATGGTTAGATACAGAATGGAAGACGCAATTCATGTGACTAATGACTGGAATAATCCTGTGAGCGAATGGACTGAAATACACTTTGACGAGAGCGGCGAGCCGTACTTTATGGCTTATGGAAGCAAGCAACATCTTAACGAGTTCATGAAAATTTAACAGAAAATGAGCTGACTGGTATAATATATAATAAGAATATAATAATCAGCTGATTCTCGGATAAATTTTATAGCAGTTAACTTCTTTTAACTAAAATAATTTTTTTATATCAAAAATAATGTGTAATTTTGCACTATCAAAAATACAAATAGAGAATTTATAAAATAACCCAAAGTTTAACAATTTAAAAATTAAAGAATTATGGCAACTAAGAAATTCGCTCAGATGAGCACCAAGAAACTGAACGCACTCCTCGAGACTGCAAGTGAAGAAGATGCAGTAGCTATCAAGGCTATTCTGGAGTCACGTAACGCACAGCAGAACCTGACCGTTGAGCCCAGTGAAGGAACCGAGCTCTCCGAAGAGGAGAAACAGGCTATTGCAGCTGCAGAAAAAGCAGCTGCTCCTAAGGAAGCTGAGCCTGCTAACGAAGAGAAGAAGAAAGGTGGACGCAAAGCCAGCCCTAAGCTTTCTGAGGAGGAGCTTCTTGAGGCTGAGAAGCAGGCTAAGGAGAATGTAGGTCACCGCTGTTCTGTGATTCTGCCTGGTACTGCTATCCGCGTTGACGGTACTATCCTGACTACTCTGAAAGACAAGCGCGCCATGCAGGTCTACTATCAGGTGGAGACCGATGCAATCGACGACATGGAGAGCCGCAAGATTTACAAGAAGTTCGGCAGTGAAGACATCACAGTCCTGGACGAGGTCGTAGAGCTGAAGAAGAAGACCGAGAGCAAGGCTCGCGTAGCCAAGGCCAAGATGGATGCTGGCGAATGGGAAGCTGAAGCAGAGGCTATCAAGGAAGTCGCCGGAGCCAACATAGGTAAGACCGTTCAGCTCGACGAGAACACAACTGGCCGTATCGTGAGCCTGCTCAATGACAAGCGCTCAGGAGGTATGTACTACCGCATCGAGTTCGAGGACGAATTGGGCGTCAAGAAAGTCTGCCACAAGGTCATCAACTACACCAAGGCTGAGGATGGTACTATCACTCTGGCTGAGCTCGAGGGTATGGCTGCAGAGCTCGATGAGAAGGGACAGGAGATGAACCAGGCATTCCAGGAGCGCAAAGCTCGTGAGCCCCGCAAGACGCTGACACCTGAGGAGAAGGTTCTCGCCGCCGAGGAAGCTCTGAAGAAGGCAGAAGCCTCTTTGCAGAAAGCTCAGGAGACTCTCGAGGCTCGTAAGACAGCTCTTGCAACTGCTAAGGCTGAGCTCGCCGCTAAGCATGATGCACAGGCAGAAGCCGCTGGAGAGGGTGCTGGCGAAGAAGAACTTGCATAAGCTAAGACTATTAACAATGTGAATTGATTAACTTTTGTTGTTGGGGGAGCTGCTCTGTGAAGAGCGGCTCTTCTTTTTTTTGTGTCTAATTCTGATTTGCAATACTGCCATAGCGCTGTGCATTATATATAGATTATTGTTTAAAAGCTGTTTAATCTCTGTGGATTTTATACCTCTCCATATATAAAAATATATGAAATTATATATCAGATTTTTCCTCTATCATCATTAAATTATGAGTCTATATAATTATATATATTATATAAAAATCTCATGATAGAGATTAAATCTGGAGTTTCCGCTTTATTATTAAATCTAACAGCAATTTGATATTTCATCTGGTCAGATTTTGTTCCAGAATTCTCTCGGGGTGGTGCAGTGAAAATAGATTCTGTGAAAAACCTGCAAACTTTAAAAACTTCAGCACACCGGCGATATTGACTGCTTGCTTATATGATAGTGGTAGAGTGATTTAACAGCAATAGTAGGTAAGGTTGATTTTATAATACTGCTGCAGTGCTGGGATTTATACATAGATTATTAAAAATGGCGGCTGTAAACCTGTCCGCCATTCTTGTGATTCTCTCGGGATATTCTCCTGTATAACTATTCCTCGATTTCATCAAGGATTTTCTGCCACTCTTCCTTCGTGTGCGAATTGTATATCATATAAGCAATCATGCTGATTATAAATAGACCTGCCATACTATAGTTTTTTATATATTAGAAATATTGCTGAATTCTTACATAATCATTATCAATGTCTTGCATCTTGCGCTGGGCCAGGCTATATCCCTCTTTAGTACCGGGATATGTTGCTACGTGGTGCCATTTGCCTGACCACCATTCATCAACTACATAATCACCGTAGTTGATTTCTATCTCTTTGTCATAAATCTTAATCTTTGCCATAATTTTACTGTTTTTAAATTGTTATTCTTTTGTTACCAAATTCGCATATACATAGCTTCTGCACCGTCAGTAATTGTTTCTCCAATTTGAATTTTGTCGATTCCCATCCAAGCCTCAGTTTCTACGCCATAATAATTTGACAGGTCCTCAACTGAGTCAAATTCCATCAGGAAAGCGGTCTGCCCTGTATCATCCCAGCTTAAAGCACCATACTTTTTGATGTGATGCATTCCAAATGCCTCTACGTGCAGATGTTCATTCCGAGCCTCTGCTTCTTTGATTCTCTTAAAGTTCTGTTCCATAATGCTGTAATTTTAAATTGTTATTCTCTTGTAGAGGTGCAGTGGAATTATATTCTCCTGCTGCACCTCAGTGTTATTTATTTTACGATTTGGTATATAATCTTTTCGAATTCATTCCAATTGCTGAGGTCGAGTCCTGTAAGATGTATGAAGTCAACCGGCTCAAATAATCTCCGTACGTATTTCATAATCGAATCGCGAATTGACTCGCTCATAGCATTGTAGATTTTGTCTTCAAACCAAGTGAATTCATCAACATGGCGGTCATACTCTGCTGTGCGTTTTTTATACGGCATTCCTTGTTCTCTGGCGATTCTCCGTAATTCTTTCATAGAAAAACGGTAAATCAACATGTGGCGAATTTCTTGTCTGCAATAATTTGCCCGGATTCGTTCTGAATCATTAAAGCTTTTAACCATAACTTTTGTTGTTTTTAAATTGTTATTCTCTTGTAGAGGTGCAGTGGAATTATATTCTCCTGCTGCACCTCAGTGTTATTATGGTTATTATTATGGTTATTATTCGGATAAAAGCCAGTTAATAAGTTCTACGAATCCATCTGAAATTTCAATCGAATTATCATCGGCTTTTATATAGGTTTCTTCCGCGTTTTCTTCTTTTATAAAAGCACCTCCGAACTGTTCCCATTCTAGTAAAAAAACTGCTTGCTTTACAGTATTTCCATGTTGAATATCTGCATAGATTTTCGATTTAATAGCTGAATTCGCACAATTTCTATAAGCGGCTCCGCAAGATTTTTCATCCGTGCTTAGAGTAATGCTGCTTATATTCATATTATTCAACGCGGCTTTAAATTTGGCTTGAAGACCAACATCAGACCAACGCGGACCACAATAGTGATAAACAACTGCATTAAAGCACTTTTTAATCTGTTCTTTTTCCATAACTTTTGTTGTTTTTAAATTGTTAAACTTACTGTTATATATTTTAATTTATATATTGCAAAATTAATAAAAATAATTTATATAGAAAAATTTTTTAGGTTAAAATATATTAACGGCTGAAAAATTGTTCCGACAAACAGCCTGAAAAACTCTGGAATTCTCTCGGGGCAGTGCAGCAGAAATCACAGCCTGAAATCTGATAGACTTTTATATACAGCGCTGTCACAGCTGCGTAGCAGTACATAGAAGCGGTTTTGTTGCTGTACTTTAAGAGCTGTTGTTGCACCGTGACAGTGCCGGGATTTATGTACTATATCCCTCCGTGCTGCTCCGGACATTTTTACCTACTGTTAATAATTATTAATATAAAAAATTTCTTTATATCAGATATTATTAGTACCTTCGCATATATAAATAATAAGAATAGCAGCTATATATGCTGAATTTTAACAATTTTTAAACAACAAAAGTATGGAAACAAAACAGTTTTATTTCACGGGTCTTAACTGGATGACCTCTGAAGAAATCGAGCAAATGAACAAGTCGCTAGTTGTGCTGGAGAAATACGGAATCGAGCACGAATTCGAGCAGGACAAAAATCGTTTAATTATCAGTGGTTATACCGATGTTCTTCTGAGCAGAGAATGTGATGATTATGTCACATTTCTGCACAAATTCCAGGGATATTACGGTGGCGAAACTAATGAAGATTCACTGCTCATATTCACGATTGATGACGATATGAAAATTAAGGCTAAAGTGTTTAATTACTGGGGAGATGTTGAAAATATAAATTTATAAATAGCTGCAAGTATGAAAACAGTAGAATTAACGAAAGAACAGTGTGAGATTGCGGTAACCGCTCTGAGCCATTATCAGGATTTAATCTGCGCGGGAGACGTAGAAGGTACGGATAAGGACCTTGATGTTTTACAGTTTATAATCAATAATATAAAATAACAGTTATGGAACAGTTCAATTTAATTATCACCTGTAAATTTTCAGATTTTGCGCAAGAGTACACCGGGCTGAATGATTCCGAAGAATGTATGGCTTTTATTGAGGAGCAAGACCAAATGCACTTCGTAGATTCACAGAGTAATGGTGAATTTCTCACAAAAATAGACCTGATTGCCATTTGGGATTCTTGGGTTGAGGTACGGATTGACAGCCGGATGGAAAACGGAGTTTATATATTAAGTTTAACGGTAACTACTCCAGACATCAACAATCCTTATAATGGTTCAATTATCGGGTGTGATTGTGTGGAATTAGAAGAAATGCTGCATAATATTATTAAGCGCAATATTTAAACCGCAAAATAACACGGAAAATCCTCTGCATCAACTCTGGAGTTCTCTCGGGGCGGTGCAGAGGATTTTTAATGCGGCAAATCTGGGAGATTTTGGGAATGCGGCTTCAAAATGGTGCGGTAATTTGGCCGTTTCGGAACGGGAGTTCTCTCGGGGCGGTGCAGAGGATTTTTGGTACTGGATTTTTACAGCAGATTACCTGATTGCGGCAATAGTGTCAAAATATTTCTGTTAAAATTTTTAACGATTAAGGCCTTATTTTAATAATTATTAGAATTATTATAAAAACATTGTGCACTTTTTTAACAAATATTAGCTCCAAAAATTTTTATATACCAGGCTATTTTAGTATCTTTGTAATATAATAAGAAAGCAACTTAATTATTAACAAAAATTAACAAAAAAATTATTAAATTATGACAACAAAAGTTAAAAATCAAATTGTTGCAATTCTTTGCAAAAGACTTGATAAATGTGAAAATTTGCGAAATCGAGCTTTTCGACTTTCTTTAAACATTTTTTGCAATGACGAAAAATCGTTAAATAAGTGGAATAAGGCTATTAGCATTTATTCACATTATGTAAAAGAAATTAACGACATCGAAGATATGCTAAATTATATTAGCAAATAACAAATTTTAGTATTAATTTTAAAAATTATTAAATTATGGCAACAAAAGTTAAAATTTCACGTATGTTCACCTTTAAGGCTTATGAGTGTGAAGAAAATCAAGAAGTGTTAAACAATGCACACGTTGGCAAATTTTTGACAAAAAGTGAATGTCATTATTATTGTGAAAAAAGTGTGCTAGATTTTGTTAAAAATAACGTTAAAAATTGTGAAGGCAAAAAATACCTAATTTATAAAGTGTCAACGCAAGAAGACTCTAATATCGAAGATATGTTAATTGAGCAAATTTTTGTTAAGGATGACATTATTAACATTCTTTAACATTCGCTAACATTATTTGGATTCTGCGTTAAATCTTGTTAAAATTAACACTTGTTTGCCTACTTAAGCACAAAGGCAAATAAGTGTTAATTTTTTTAATATTTATAGGCACAAAGGCAAACAGGTGTTAAATTATTAAAAAAATTGTTAACAGGCCCCTTGCTGGCCAAGAGCCGTGCCTCTCCCCTATATAATTAATACCGGTCTCGATTTTAGGTTCAAATCAAGTTCATCAGAAAAGTTGTTAGGAAACAAATCATTTTATTCGATTGTTTATCTGTAGAACACAAAAGTATGGCAAAAAGGCACTTTTCGTAAAAATTTTGAGGCCACTATGTTCATCAGAATTTCTGCCGAGAAACAATGAAACAAAAGAAACAATGCTCCTATATAATTCATATAAAAAATATTATGTTCACCAAACTCTCTGGTATAACGGTATTTTATATATAAAAATAAAAATTATAAAGTTATCTTCTATATATAAGAAATTATTGTTTATATTGTTTCCAGATATATAAAGTATTGATTTTCAATCATTTATGGAGAAACAATGGATTGTTTATTATTGTTTACGAAAAATTTTTTGTTTCCACAAAGGCTAAAGCCCAAAAATATAGATTTGCTAAAAATAAAAAAGATAACAGCTTTAATGAAATTTAACACAGAAAATTTTTATATATCGGATTTTTTATGTACTTTTGCAGCATTAAAACAGTTATTATGAAGAAAGAATTATCTTTAAACACTCAGCTAACAAAATTGAGAGAGATTAACAGCCTATTAAAGCTAACAGTCTCTCCGGCTATCCGTCTTGATTCTTTATACGGAGGCAACAGAGGCTTTCAGATACAGCAGTTTATATACTCTTTGCGCGACTTACAATATCGCCTGCGCGGGTTAAAAATTAAAGTATCACGTTCTACTCAGGTGCGTAGGATATCAGTCTCAGAAGTTTACGATTCAATAAATTCACAGCTTGTAAATTCTTCAATAGAATTCGATGATACTGCAGAGGAATATTTCTCAAATTTGCAACGTATTCAGGTCCTATTAGGCACCGTTGTTCAATACTGTAACATCCACAAATCGCTCGAAGACCTTGAAGAAGAACAGAATCAAAAAGTAGTAGATAGATTTGTTGAAATGCTTGACGAATATAACTTTCCAGCTCTTAATCAAAGCCAAATTGAGCTTTTACGAGATACACTTATACAAAAAATTGAAACAAATACGAAAAACGACGAATTATTCTAAATTATACAGATATGAACAGAAAAGATAGAATTGCTGAAAATATAAATGATTTGTTGCCTGACAGCTCATCTTTACTTGGCACAGATGGCTTAGAGGCCCGTCAGTCTTTAGTGGAAAAGAAAGCAACTGACATCCACCAGCGTAAATCTGCCAGAGAATTGGCACGAGCACGATTTGCAATGCGCGCAGAGCAAGAAGCTGAAGTGGCTCGTCACGCCGTTCAAGAGCATCAAGAGCAAAAAGAACAAGCTCGAGAGGCAGCAATCCAACAACTTGAAGACGAGAATCCGTATCCAACAGCTGAAGAGGCAATAGAAATTGGAAACGAAGAGGCTGCAAAGCATAATATGCCACAAATTTCAATGGCTTCTGATGTAGCTCGTTCCATAATGGCTTCTCAGGGTACTACTCGCCCAGAAGTTGTGCGGCTTCTCACTCAGCTCAATGTAAATCTCAATCTGCAGTTAACAAAAACCGATACTGCTAATCTTCTTGCATGTCTCTTAACAGCCAACGAGAATCAACTCAAAGCCATTTATAAAAATAAAAAGACCCCAGTTGCTATAAGAACTGTTATAAAGCGTATTCTTGATGATGCAATGCTTGGAAATATCGAAACGGTTGAAAAGCTGTGGGACCGTATATTCGGAAAAGCTGGTATGATGCTCAACTTACCTGAGCAGACGCAACAAATGACAGGCATAATTCCCAATACTCCAGTCTCACGAGAGGCATATATTGTTATTAGGGATACGCTGCTTAAGTAATACGCGTGCGCCCGTACATTATTTATATATAATATATTACAAAAATATCCACAGGAACAACCGAAACATATCACAGTTGAACCGAAAATATTGAAATGATAAATTATATTAAATAAAAATTTGAGCTCCAGAGAATTAAAATATCAAATTTTAACAAGAATAATGCCAAAAATAGATATTCACACAAAATCGGCAAATCCTGTCAAACGAACTTTATCAGAAATGCAAGAACAGGTTATATCTGCTGAGAATCTTAAGCCTCAGCAGGTTAACCCGCTTGAGCTTTTACGCTTGGAGATGCTTACTTCGTTCGAAAAATACACAAAGGCTATGTTTAAAGCTCAGTATAAGCGTTCGTTTATAGTAGCTGAGCATCATAAGCGTATCTTTCAGGCTCTGCAGGACGTAGTTGATGGCAAATGCCGCCGACTTATTATTAACATGCCTCCTCGTTACGGTAAAACTGAAACGGCAATCAAATCTTTCATCAGCTGGTGCTTTGCACTCAACCCAAAATGCCGATTTTTGCATCTTTCCTACTCAGATATTCTTGTAAAAGACAATTCTGAGACCATTAGAGGCATAATGAAAGAAGAATTGTATAAATCACTGTTTCCTAAGTCAGCTTTAGAGTCAGAAAAGGCGTCAAACACACGTTGGAAAACTGCCGCAGGAGGAGAACTTTATGCTGTTTCAACACAAGGCCAGGTTACAGGATTTGGAGCAGGAAATGTTGATGCCACGGAAGATGATTTGGCCAGAATGGAAGAAGATAATATGCTGCTTAGCCTTAATGAGGATATAAATGAAGTACTTGAAGGCATAGGAGCTCGAACTAACGTATTTCAGGGTGCAATTTTGATTGACGACCCTATGAAGCCAGAAGATGCTGATTCGGAAATTATTAGAGAGCGTATTAACTTACGATTTGAGAACACAATTCGTAACCGTACCAACTCTCGTAATACTCCTATTATCATAATTATGCAGAGACTTCATGAGCATGACCTTTGTGGCTATTTGCAAGAGATTGAACCAGAAGAATGGACTGTTTTATCGCTTCCAGCTATACAGACTGACCCAGAGACAGGAGAAGAACACGCTCTGTGGCCAATGAAGCATACTCTCGAGGAACTGCACAAGATGCGAGATGTCAACCCATTAGTTTTTGACACTCAGTACATGCAGGACCCAACTCCTCGTGAAGGTCTTATGTATGCAGATGGTTTTAGGACGTATTCGAGAGATGCTTTACCTGTAGGCTCTCACGCTATTAAGAAATGGAACTATACAGATACAGCTGATACTGGTGCTGACATGTTATGTTCGATATGCTTTATAGATACACCTGAGTTCGTATATGTAACAGATGTGTTATTTACAGATGCATCTATGGAAATAACAGAGACACAGACAGCAGAACTCTACACTCGAAATAATACAAACCATGCTTTGATTGAATCGAATAATGGCGGTCGAGCCTTTGCTCGTAATGTCAAGCGAATACTAAGAGCAACACTTCGTAATTTTAGATGTGCTGTTAATTCATTCACTCAAACACAGAATAAGGCATCGCGTATTTATGCTAATTCTGCATGTTGTATGAACGACATTTTATTTCCTGAAGGTTGGGACCGTAAATGGCCAAAGTTTTATGCCGCTTTGATGGGTTACCGTAAAGATAATAAGAAAAAGCAGCATGATGATGCTCCAGATTGCTTAACAGGCGTATATGAAATGCACGCTAAAAAGAATAGAACAACTAAAATTAAATTAAGAAATTAACAGATAAAAATTAAAAAATAATAAATTAACAAAGTTTAACATAAAAAAATTTTTTAATTCGAAAAAAGTGTGTATATTTGCAGCATGAAGTTGATTATCCGCACGTGACACTTAGCTAAGGGAAGCAAAGCTGTTAAGTTGCACAAAGTTTAACAAATAAAAAAATTTAGAACTATGGGATTGAATTGTGGATGCCCAGCAGGTGCACATCTTGCAGACCTTCAGATTGCTGATTGCAAAGAGAGTCTCGGGCAGATTCAGAAAGTTATTATCCAGCGCCGCTACGGTTCTGCTGGTGTACTGAACAAGATTGCTGCAGCTGACATCAAGTCTAAGACTGCTATGGTGGCCCTGGCAACTGCAGCTGACGGCACTAAGATTATTATCTCTCCGTATATTCAGAACCCGACTACAACTCCAGGTGAGGCTCGTACATTCGGTGGTGGTAACCAGACACTTGGCGGCATTGAGATTGTCATCGGTCGTGAGCCAACTTCCTTCGAGGGTATCATCTACCAGGAAAAGCAGTCTACCATCAAGACGATGAAGGAGTACAGCTGCGAGGACGTTGGTGTTTATCTCATCGATGAAAACGGCAACATTGGCGCCATCAAAGGGGATGTTACCTCTGGAGGTACTACTACCACGTATTACCGTCCGATTCCTCTGCGCTCGTTCTTTGTAGGCGACAAGAATCTTGGTGGTTATGAGGAGCCCGACAGCAATGCTATCCGATGGAGCTTCCTGCCCAACTGGTCAGATGACCTGGAGATTATCAAGCAGACGGAGATGGACTACAACCCTCTCACCGACCTGGTTAACGTAGCCAGTGCTTAAATTTAACACCTCCTTCATACGATTATGGCACGTGGTAAGAAACAGAAAACCGTAACCCTGGTCACCCCCTCAGGTGTAAAGCAACAGTTCGGCATCCAGCACGCCGAGCGGTTGCTTGACCTGGGGCCCGCCTTGAATGGAGGCTGGACTATTGACCCAAACAGCGATTATTATTACGACGAAGATAATGGCATTA